TATGAATAATATAAAAGTAACACAGCTATCTATAGAAGAAGTTAAGAAAAAAATTTTTGATAAGGATATTGAGGGTGTGTATATATTGGCAGATGAAGACGATGGCTTAAATTTGCGTGTAATAAAGTATAGCAGGCTGGATAATATCATAAGACGAACATCAGATGGTTCAGCTTTTTTAAAGATTGAGGTGATTAAAAATGATGATAGGACAGAAGAATAATATAAATACTCTTATTCAGTGGAGATGTAATAAGTCAGTTCCCAGATTCATAATAATATCAGGAGCACAAGGAAGTGGAAGATTGACACTTGCAAAAATCATTATAAAAATGATAAATGCAAAAGGTATAATTATGGGAAATAGTATTGCAGAAGTCCGGGAAACAATAGAAAATGCTTATACTATTACAGAATCTACTTGTTATATTTTTAGAGATGCTGATGATATGAAAAATGAAGCAAAAAACGCACTTCTTAAAGTTGTGGAGGAACCTCCTAATAATGCTTATTTTATAATGACAGTTCATAATATTGATAATATGTTAGGTACTATTAGAAGCAGGGGAACAATCATTAAAATGGAACCTTATGCAATGCAGGAACTAAAATCAGTATGTGATGATGAATTAAAGCTTGAGTACTGCACTAACATAGGTGAACTACAAGTTGCACATGATGAAGTGCAGAGAACGGAAGATTGTGTGGATGATGTATTAAAAGCTCTGAGGGAAAAGAGCGGTACTAAAGTATTAAAAGCTTGTACACAGTTAAAAGCTAAACAGACAGAGACAGATAAGATTGATTGCTTATTATTTTTTAAAGTATTTCAAAAAAGATTGTATAATGCACAGGCAAATGCACTTATATATAAGTCGTTTGGATGTTTAAAGGCTATAGTTATATGTAAGCAAGAGCTAAGTAGAAACACAATAAACAAGAAATCAAGTATAGAAGGTATGCTTATTAGAATGTTGGAGGAGATTAAAAAATGAGACTTAAAGATGTCACAGGAAGATTTGGTAATAGCAAATTCTATAGAGGTAAATATAAAAAGTTTGAATGTCGTATAAATTACTCATCAAATTTAGATTGTTGGTACTACTGCATAAATTCTAAGGATGAAAGAGATATAAGATACAACAGCTTATGGAATGAAATAGAATTTAAAACTCAAGAAGATTGTATAAAAGGTTGTCAGGCTTATATTGATGAGGTGATTATTAAAAATGCAAAAATTTCCTAGAAGATGGGATAAACTCACTTGTATCAATTTTTTACAAAGAAAAATAATAATACTTTCTATAGCTTATTATGAATTAAGTCAAAATCTAATAGATGACTCATTATTTGATAAATACTGTAAACAGCTTGTGAGTATGCATAAGGAGCATGGGGATATATCAGACACAGAATATGGATATGCGTTCGGAGATGATTTTGATGGAAGTACCGGATTTTATTTGTATTATAATCTTAATGAGCATGATAAAGAGTATCTGTATCATATTACTTATCATATTATCCATAATAACTCATTTTCTGAAGCTGTTCATGTAACCCAGCAAACACCTAAAAAGAAAGGAAAGCTATTTTAATGGAATTATACACGATAAAAGACCTGACAGAAGAACGGATGTATTTCAATGCCAGAGGTGGAGCTTATCAGAATAAATCAATGGCAATAAAGAAAATGAACTATCTAAGAGCTAAATATCCTACTCATATCATATATCTTGTAACCTTTGTACCTATCACTTTAGCACCACCATGCCCATGCTATGGAGTAACAGGAGGAAATAAAACATGGAGCTTGTAGATTTAATGAAACGTATCTCATCCAATGATATTCCACATTTTTTGATATTATTTGGGGAAGAGCAAACGATTCTAAATATATACCTAACACATATATTAGAAGTTACAAATACTAAACGTATAAGTGCAGATTCAGTATCGTATATAATGCAAAATATAAACAAGAAGAGTCTTGACAAATCTATTCGACTATATGTAGTGCAAGATGATATGGCATTTTTAAGGGCTGAGGATAGTTGGGAAACTGTAAAAAATACACCAACTAAAGATTATATCATTCTTAGATATCATAGTTTAGATAAGCGTTCAGCGTTTGTAAAGAAGAATCAACAAAATTTAGTTGAATTTTCACGTTTAACTAAAGAGGTGCTACAAACATACATATCTAAAGATTTACCCGATTTAAGCGAGAAAAATTCAAGCAAGTTAGTTGAATATTGCAATTATGATTATGGTAGAATACTAATGGAAATTGACAAAATCAAACAGTGGCAGGAACATTATACGAATAATGAAGGTACACCTAATACAGATAGTGCATTTAAGTTATTGGATAAGCAAGGATTATTTCATAAAGAAATAGGAGATATAACATTTGAATTAACTAATGCAGTATTAGGTGGGTATCCAGAAACGGCTATACAGAAACTTGATGAAGCTAAAAGAAAAGGCGAGCCAGCTATGATGATTGTATCAATCTTATATACTGGTTTTAGAAACTTACTAGCATATCAAGGATTGGGAAGTAATAAGCAAGGCGCTATGGAGCGTACAGGAATGACAAAAGGAGAGTTGTACGGCTGTACTAAGAACGTAGGAGGATATAGTATAGCAGAAGTAAAAAGAAATATGCTTAAATGTCAGGAAATAGAAGCTGGTATTAAAATGGGAACTATAGATGAAGATATAGCTCTTGAATATGCTGTCTTATCATGTCTCGCTCAATAAATTTTTATGTATTTTTTCATAAAAACTGTTGACAAATATAGTTTTATGTATTACAATATATATAGAAGTTAAGAAATACAACGAAAGTTGAGAAAGAGGTATTATATGAGACAGTATAAAGGATATTACATTGATAAAGTAATTTTTAATAACGAGGATGAAATTGATGAGTTTATCAAATCAGAAGCTATCAGAGCTTATAAGCAATCAGTTGAATTATTTGTTAATCAGTCAACAATAGAAAATTCTATCTATTGTGATGATAAAGCTGAAATACTTGTCAATCAGTTCGGATTCACTTGGGAACAGATTGAAGAACTTGAAATACAAGTTATGAAATCTGTAGCTTAATAAACATAGTGAAGCGATAACACATAAAACACTAAAGAAAGAAGGTGAAAAATGAATACTTGGTTTATACTAGTCATATTAGTATTATTACTAATGCTAATAGTAATATCAGCATTGATGGTTATTTTATTAATTTTACTTTCTCCAGTAAACAAGCAGGAGAAGGAAGACAAGGAACAATTAGAATATTTAAGAAAGTTGAGGGAGAAATATGAAAACAAGAACGATATCTATCATACAGATTGACCGGAAATGTGCTTATGATAAAAAATATATTTGCACTCCAAAATGCATATATTATTTGACTTGTATATCAAGCCCACATAAGGAGAAATCTAATGAATGAAGCTAAACAGACAACTTGCAAAAGATGCGGAAGAAAGCTAAGAACAGAAGAAGCTATTAATAGAGGTATGGGAATAACATGCTGGAGAAAATGGCAAAAAGAAAATAATCATAAAAGATTATGGGAGGAAAATAATGACAAAGAAACGTAATATAATAAGTGTAAGTATTCTTATAATTGTATGGATACTTTTTATTACAACAGTAAAATCAGCACAGGATGATTTATACGCAGAAAATACTAAAACTAATAAACAAGTTGCTACAGTTAAAACATACATAGAAAAGAATGATACAAATATAGTTCAATTTTGTGAAGTTCATCCTAGTTACTGGATGGACAATGATGAATATGAGTTATTTGCAAAATGTGTGGAAGCGGAAGCCGGAACAGAAGGATTTATTGGAAAACAATATGTTGTAGATGTTATTCTAAATAGGGTAGATTCAGATAAATATCCAAATACTATAAAAGATGTTATAATGCAGAAACATCAATTTGAAGTGGTAAGTAATGGAAGAATATATGATGTTACACCTACAGAAGAAACATATAGGGCTATAAATACAGAACTTGAAAGTCAGCTTGACAATGAGATAACAGCATTTAGAATGTCTCATTATCATTCATTTGGAACACCTAAGTTCCATTATAAGAATCATTATTTCAGTATAGATTAGTATATTAAATATTTGGTTATCGTGTTATAATAAATAAAAAGGAGGCGGTAACATATATGCAAATCATATTGGATAATATCGCATTAACAGTATATGCATATACAGAGACGGACAATAAATGTACTTTTAGATATAAGATAAGAGATGGATTTGTTGAGCTGACTGTAGATAAGAAAAGAGTGCATATATTAGATAAAGGGGGTGGTCAACATGGTTAGATAATACTTCTCCATTAATTTAACATATAAGATCCATAATACAAATCAAAGTGCATCAAGTAGGTGATATAGAAATATACCACCTACTTTTTATATTTACAACCTTAACAAAACATATTATAATAATTAACAAATATAATACATTATATGTTAAAAATCATAAAAAAGGAGGCGGGATAATGAACACGAGAGAGTTAATGTATAAATTACAAACAGCTCTAAAATCAAAAAATATAATAGTATGTATAAATACATATCAATTTTATTCTCAAGAGCAAAATAGATATATAAAAATGTACACAGTTAAAAAGGGAAAAGAAGAATTAATCAAAACAGCATCACAAATAAAAGTGATAAAATACTTGAAAACTATGTGGGATGAGGTGAAAGATATTGATTAAAGAAACAGATAAAGAAATAGAAGCAAAGAAGTTATTAAATAGTAGACAAATAGTTTTCGTACAAGAATATATGAAAACAAACAATATAACACAATCAGCAATTAGTGCAGGATATAGTGCAAAGACAGCAGGACCACAAGGATGTAGGCTGTTAAAACAAATTAACGTAAGGAGATACATCAATGCTATCAATGAAAGATTACAGTCAAATCGAATTGCAGACATTCAGGAAGTCATGGAATACCTTACTTCTGTAATGAGAGGTGAGCAGAAAGACCAATTCGATATGGATGTATCTGTACAGGACAGAACACGAGCCGCATCTGAGCTGGCACGTAGATTAGACGTACAATCTAAGAATATCAATGTAGATGCAAGAGTTCTTATAGTTGATGATATTCCGGATGATGCTGAGTTGGAAGAGGAAGATAATGAAGAGTAAGAAAACATCACTTATTAACTGCATAGGTCCAGCTTTCTATACTATTCACAATGATATAAAAAATCATAAGCATACATACTATGACTTGACCGGTGGGCGAGGTTCCTTGAAGTCCTCATTTATATCCATAGAAATAGTCCTTAATATGATGAAAAAGGAAAATGAAGAGAAGCACGCAGTCGTATATAGAAGAGTCGGTGATACACTTGAGACTTCTGTATATGCTCAGATTGAATGGGCTATTGATAAATTAGGTGTATCAAGTGACTGGAAACTTACTAAATCTCCAATGAGAGCTGAATATCTGCGAACTGGTCAGAGAATTATATTTAAGGGCTTAGATAAAGCTCAGAAGTCTAAATCCATCAAAGTACCTTTTGGATATATAGGTTATTTATGGTTCGAGGAGTTTGACGAGTTCGCAGGTGATGAAGAAATAAGAAAAGTTCAGCAGTCAGTAATTCGAGGTGGTAATGACTTTTTAGTATTCAAATCTATGAACCCACCTAAATCAAGACAGAACTGGGCTAATGATTATATAGAAAAAGAAAAGCTAAGAACTGATACTATTGTATCTGAAACTACTTATTTACAAGCTCCACCTGAATGGTTAGGACAGCAGTTTCTGGATGATGCTGAATGGCTCAAACAAGTAAATCCTAAAGCATATAAGCATGAGTATTTAGGTATACCGATTGGAAACGGAACAGAAGTATTTGATAATCTTGAAATTAGACAGATTACTGATAAAGAAATTGCTAAATGGGATAAACTATACAGAGGAGTTGACTGGGGTTGGTATCCTGACCCATTCCATTATGGATGCATGTATTACGACAGTGCAAGAATGACTTTATATATCTTTGAAGAGTTCAGAGCTAATAAGATGAAGAATAAAGATACTGCTCAAGTGTTATTGGATGATTTCCATTTAGGAAGATTTGATGTTGTAACTTGTGATAGTGCTGAGCAAAAGTCAGTGGCAGATTATAGAAGCTATGGAATTAATGCACGAGGAGCAGAGAAAGGTCCAGATAGCGTAAGATATGGAATGAAGTGGTTACAATCATTAATCAAGATAGTAATAGACCCAGTTCGTTGTCCTAACACTTCTGATGAATTTAAGAAGTATGAATATGAACTGGACAAAGATGGAAACCCGACTTCTAATTATCCGGATAAAGATAATCATAGTATAGATATGACAAGATATGCTATGGAGCAAGTATGGAAGAGACGAGGCAAATAATAAACTTTTTATTGTGTTATTATTTATCAACATTTATAATTATAATAGTAAATCTCACTAAATATGAAAGGAGAATAAAACATGATAAAAAAATTACTGAGATTAATACAACAAGCAATCGACAAGATGTTGGGGTACACTTCAATCACAAAAGCAATAGACATAGAAGAGACAACAGTATCCACATCTATGTCAGATGCCTTTACTTTATGGAAACAGATGTACAAAGACCAAAGCCCTTGGCTTGATGAAGATAAAGGCATATATTCATTAGGTTTAGCTAAACAGCTATGCAATTCATTTCAACAGCAGATGTTATCTGAGCTTGAAACGAGAATAACTGACCCAGGAATGGATGAAAATGTGGATGAAGATAAATCTGAGGAAATAACAACAAGAGCACAGTTTCTAAACGATGCTTATAAAAAGAAGCTTATTAAGAAATTACCTCAAGCAGTAGAAAAAGCTCTTGCATTAGGTGGCATGATTATAAAGCCTTATATATCAAATAATCAAATATACTTTGATTTTAGTTTCCAAGGAGATTTCCTACCTATAGCTTTTGATGATGATGGAAATATCACGGATATAGCATTTTATGACCAATTTGTTTCCGGAGAATATGTGTATACAAAGGTAGAGAGACAGACATTTTCTCAAACAGAAAATAAGATTGTTATTGAGAATAAAGCATTTAAAGCTAAATTGGTACAGTCAGATGATAATGAGGAGCAGGAGTTAGGTAAGGAAATTCCATTAACTGATGTGGATAGATGGGCTACAATATCACAAGAGCCAGTTACTATTGAAAATGTAGATAAACCATTATATGGATTTTTTAAAGTACCTATTGCAAATAATATAGATTTTGACAGCCCATTAGGTATATCACTATTTAGTCCTGCAGTAGGCATTATAGAAAGAGCAGATAATCAGTTTTCAAGACTTGACTGGGAATATGAAGGTGGACAGCTTGCAGTTGATGTAGACCCTACGGCTGTTACATATTCAACTAATTATTATGGTACACAAATGGAGTTAGACCAATGTAAGAATAGATTATATAGAAAGCTTGACTTAGGTTCAGATGAAACATATAACCAGTGGGCTCCAGCTTTAAGAGATAATAATTATATTCAGGGACTTAATAATTATAAGTGCATAATTGAGGATGTTATAGGACTTGCAAGAGGCACTATATCAGACCCAAATAGTGATGCTAAGACAGCTACAGAAATCAAATTAATGAAGCAAAGAACTTACATCACTGTTACAGCTATGCAAGAAGCATTGGAAAGTGCCATATTAGATACCATAAGTGCTATGAATGTATTTGTTGACTTATATGGGCTTTTCGCAGATGGTGATTATGAAACCAAAATTGATTGGAAGGATAGCATACTTACTGATACTGATACAGAGCTTGAGCAGAAACTTACATTGGAACAAGCAGGTATTTTAAGCAAAGCAGAAGTAAGAGCATGGTACACAGGAGAGTCTATAACAACTGCTCAATTGGCTATTGATAAAATGCAACAGGAACAACAGCAACGGCAATTAAATGATTTATTCTCTCAAGTGCCTGAAGCTAGTTTGGAAAATAATCAAGATAACAATAACACTGAACCTACGAGTAATGAAGGAGATAACAGCTAATGATTAGTGAATCAGATTTAACAGATTATGCTTATATCGTATCCGCCCGATTTGATGCTATAAATACACATTATATCAAGTTAATGGCAAAACAGATAAAGGAGATAGGAAAACTATCTCCTTCTAACCTTTTTAGATTACAGCAAATGTCTAAGATGCAACAAAACATTGACTCGATTGAATATCTGTTAGTTCAGGAAACAGGAAAGACATTAGATGAGCTTGATAAAGTATTAGAACTAAGCGGGTTATCAGTATATAAAGATGCATATGAACTATATGTTGCTCACAACAGAATACAGATACCACTTAGACAAAATCAAAATATGATGAACTATATTAGAAGCGTGCAAAGTCTAACACATAATACATTTATGAATATGTCTAATACGACTGTTATATTTGAGCCTTATAGAAACCTTGTTGATGTAGCTATTGATGCTGTCACAAATGGTATAGACTCTTATAATAACATCATACGGAAACAATTAACAGATACTACACTGCCATCTAATTTAAGATATGCAGATGAAGGATTAAAAGTCACATATGCAAGTGGGGTAACACGAAGATTAGACAGTGCGGTTAGAATGAATGTATTGGAAGGAGTTAGACGAGTTAATAATGGCATCAGAGAAAAAACTGGGGAAGAGTTTGGTGCAGATGGGGTACAAGTATCAGCTCATGCCTTGTGTGCAAGAGACCATATAGATATACAGGGAAAGCAGTTTAGCAAAAAAGAATTTGAACTACGAAATGAAGAATTAAGGCGTCATATATCTACTTGTAATTGCAAGCATTATACATTTCCAATAATATTGGGTGTATCCAAACCAACTTATACTGATAAAGAGCTTAAACAGTATAAAGAGAATAGTGAAAAACCGGTAAATATTAATGGAAGAGAAATGACAAAGTATCAGGCTACACAAGCTCAGCGAAATATGGAGACAACGATTAGAAAGGAAAAAGATAAATATATATTTGCAGATACAATGGGTGATACAGAAATGGCTGAGAAGATAAAAAACAATATAAATCAATTACAGTCACAGTATAATTCTATATCACAACAAGCTGGACTAGCACCCAAGATGGATAGAACTTATGTGCCTGGATATACAGGAAAGCAAGTAAAACCTAAGTCAATTAAATTAAGCGTATAATCAACAAGTTATCAACAATATGTTGATAACTTTTTATTTTGGTTAATTGTTTATAACTATGTGTATAACTTGTGAATAACTACTTTACAAATGTTGATAACTTGTGTATAATACAATATGAAGTAAACCACAGACCAGAAAGTGGTCTATAACAATATTTTAGTTGAAAAGGAGCAATAAAACATGAAAAACATTTACGAAATTCTTAAATCTTATGGAATTGAAATTCCTGAGGATAAGAAAGAAGCTTTTGACAAGGAAGTTTTGGAGAATTACAAGACAGTGAGTGAGGTTGATACCTTACGAACTAAGCTAAGCAAAGCAGAGACAGAGAGAGATACTATTCAGACAAAATATGATACTGATATAGCTCAAAGAGATGCTGATTTAGTTAGTTTACAGACACAGCTGAAGGAGGCTGGTGGAGATGCAGAGAAGTTAGCCACCTTACAAGCTAATTTTAATACTCTGCAGACAACTTATAACACTGCTAAGGCAGATTATGAGAATCAGTTAGCTGAGCAGGCGTATGACTTTGCTATTAAGGAAAATTCATCTAAACTTAAATTTTCTTCTAATTCAGCAAAGAAAGCATTTATGTCCGACTTGAAAGCTAAAAAGTTATCAATGGAGAATGGAAAAATCTTAGGATTTGATGATTTTGTAAGTGCATACAAGGAGCAGGATGCTGGAGCATTTATCGCAGAGAACCCAAGCCCTAAAAATGATGAACCAAAACCATCTTTTAGTGCCAAAACAAATCCGGGTGATAAAACAGACCCACAGCCTGAGCCAACACCAAAAGAAAGACCAATTATATGGTAGTTATAAGGAAGGAGAAAACTTATGCCAAGAATTGAATCATTATCGGTATTACTTGACCCACAGGGAAAGATGCTTTTATCGGAAGCATATGACGGAGTACTTGAGAATGTACAGAAGTCTACTATTTCAGGACAGATTAAGAATCAGGACTTATCTGGAGACCCAACTGCAGGAACAGTAGAAGCAAAGAGATTTGCAAATGCAAAATCTAAAGACTACGGTACAGCACGTAGAGGCGGAGAAGGAGAGAAAGTAAAGGGAGCTACAGTAACAATTCCTATTGATAGAGATAAGGAGTTCGTAGAAGAGATTGAGCAGAAAGATATCTCACTTTTAGGTGTAGATGGACTCATCACTCGTAGAAGTGCTAATCATGCAATGCAGATGGCTAATGAGTTAGATGAGGAGTTTTTTCGTGAGTGTGTAAATTCAGGTACACAGTTCACACCATCATCAGGAACCACTGCTATTCAGGATATTATTGAGGAAGGCATTGTAACACTTGAGACACTCAAGAATGATTACATTCAGGGTATTCCTAGAAATATGTTATCAGTTCAGGTTACACCAGCTGTATATAGTCAGATGAGAAAGTACTTGGATGAGAATGTTAATAACGCTAACGTTAATACAGCGGCAGAGGAATTTACAACATTTCATGGTGTTAGATTTATGTCAACAATCAATATGCCAGAGAATGTAGAATTTATCGTGCAGGTTGATGGCTCAGTAGCTCAGCCAATTATGTCTAACCCATATTCAGCAGAGAAGATTCCAATGTCCAATGCATATGCTGTTGAGCTTTTCTTCTATTATGGAACTAAATGTGTTACCCCGGAGACTATTCTCTATTATGCACCAAAGGGTGTGATTGTAGTAACATCATCTAAAGGTTCTGCAAATGGAAAAACCAAAATCAGCGTAAGTCCTGCTAAGTCAGGTACTAATACTTATAAGTATAAGACAGCTAAGACAGTAGACTTACCAAAGATTGGTGGTAAAGTAACTGATTACACTGATTGGAATGGTACAGCCGAAATCACTGCAACAGACAATGACGAGATTGCCGTTGTAGAAATTGAAGCAACTGGAAGCACTGTTGTACGTGCAGGAAAGACACAGGTACAGTCTAACACTGAGGAATAAAGGAGTGTAAATTATGCAATTACTCTTACCTACAGGAGTAATTCTTAATAGTGATAATGATATGGTTATTCAACAGCATCTTAATCATGGTGCTGTTGAATATGTTGAAGAACATAAACCTATAGACACTGAAACAATTAAGAATGAAACTGAAACTTTGCAGAAAGAAATAAAGCCAAAACGAGGACGAAAGTCTACTAAAATAGAAGCATAGAAAGGCGGTGGAATTGAATGTATCTTGATTATAACAAATATAAAGAGTTAGGTGGTACACTCAATGAAACCGCCTTTAATCAACATGAAATTGAAGTTGAAGCAAAGTTAGATTATCTGACAAATGGCAGAATCAGAAAATTAGACATCATCCCAGAAGCAGTAGTTAATCTTTGTTTTAGATTGAATACAAATTTTTGGGAGCAGATGAATATAGACCAAGCACAGAATCTAACCAGCTATTCTAATGGCATTGAAAGTTTTGGTTATAGTGCAACGAACAATGAAGGAAAAAGTGTTATAGATACACAGATTATTCAATTAGTTAATGAATACTTATGGGAGTATCCCGAATTACTTTACAGAGGTAGAAAACAATGGATGCACTAACAATAACAATAGCTAATAGATTAGCTAAAACTGACAGTATAACAGGTCTTGATGTTTGGTATAAATGCTTCTTGCATAATATTCAGTATAGCATTGAGCGTGTTACGGATGTTAATGGAACACAAGTTAGTATGGGTCAAGCATTCACCATTTTAATCCCTTTTGATGATAAGTATAAACCTTATGATGAATGGAAAAATCTTGAAAATAAAGATTCTTATTATACTTTGTCACAAGGAGATTATATATTTTTAAAGGAAATAAACGAAGATTTTCTGCCAAATAGCATTATACAGCTTAAGAATAAGCATAAAGGCATGGTGTGTGAAGTAAGAAGTATAATAGAAGTGCCTAAAAAATATGGAGCAACTATTAGATTGAAAGTGAGTGGTGTATAATGAGTAATGCTAAGGTTACTATCAAACTTTATAATCCACCTGCTACAGTTCACAGATTAGCTGAATCTGATAAAATAGGAAAATTCTTGGCTAGTGAATGGTCAAGATATTTTGCAAAATATACCCCAATGCAAGAAGGTATATTAGCTAGTAATATTACAATAGACCCATTCAAAGTCACATATAATTCACCTTATGCTCATTATCAATGGGAAGGAAAATTGTATGTTGACCCTATAACAGGCAAAGGTGCTTTCTATGATAAAGATTATGGATTCTGGAGTAGACCTGGTGTACCTAAAGTTCCAACAAATATACCTCTTAATTATAGCAAAGAACAAAATCCACTTGCAACGAGTCATTGGGAAGTTCCTGCTTTTGAGATGTATAAAAATATCGTTGCTCAAAGCGTATCTGAATATATAAGGAGAAATGTTTAATTATGAATCTTTATAGGCAAGTAAATCAATGGTTGACTGAAAATTATGAGCCTTTAGGACATTGGATGTATTTTAACGCTACACCAATGTTTGTAGGCGCAGTAACAATGAATAGTGTACCTGGAGTTCGTATAGTACAGAAATTTATTGATGGTTCAATGAAGAAAGAACTTGCATTTGCTATAGACATGATTACAAGCTATGATAATTCAGGTACTAGCGATGTAAATATGGAAGCACTAGATGAGGTTCAGAATTTTTCTGAATGGATTGATAAACAATCAATTGACTCCGGACCAGATTTCGGAGAAAAGTGTAACATAGAAAAAATAGAAGTACTTACAAATGCCCCAGCATTATTAGTTGATACAACCAATCAACTATCTAAATATCAATTTCAGGTAAAAATAACATATACAGAAAGGAAGGAATAAAAATGAAATTAGCACGAGAAGCGTTAATGCACTACATTGATAGTTCTTTTGGAACTGGCACTGCAACATGGTTTCTTATAGGAAAAGACATTGACGATATGTCAGTAGAACTAAATCCTGACACAGAAACCACTAAGAATATTTTAGGAGAAACAACAGTAAAAGATAATGGTTATGAGCCTAGCATGTCAGCTGACCCATACTATGCTAATCCAGACGATAGCATTTATGATAAGCTTGTAAATATTGCTATGAATAGACTTAAAGGTGATAAGTGTAAAACTCAGATTCTTGAAGTTATTATTAAGGATACAGAGGAAACCACTCACCAGGCATGGGTAGAAGATGTTATCGTTAAGCCACAGTCTTATGGTGGTGATACATCAGGAGTATCAATTCCATTTGATGTACTTTTTGATGGAAACAGAAAAGAAGGTACAGTAACTATTGCTAGTGGTGTACCTACATTCACACCCAAAAAAGGCTAGTCAGGGGACTAGCGATATAAATTCACAGTCGTTAGACGATGAACATAAAACCATTATTGATTAGATACAAGGATAAGGGTATTAATTTATCCTTATCCTATTTTTTATAAGGAGAAAAATTATGGCAGGAATTAAAATTGAAACAGGATTAAAGACATACGATATAGAAGATGAGAATGGAAATGTAAGAGGACAAATCTCATTCAATCCTTCAGACATTAATTTATATCCTCGTGCTCAAGCAATGCAGGAACACATTAAAGAGTATATCAAAGAGCTTACAAGTATCAACGAAAATGAAGTTAATATAGTAAATGAGTTCGATAAGGTGGACAAACTTATTAAGAGTGAAATTAACACCCTTTTTGATGATGAAAATGCAAGTAAAGTTGTATTCGGAAATCAGAGTGCCTTATCATCATATAAGGGTGTAACATTTGTTGAAAGATTCTTATTAGCTTTCATGCCAATAATTCAGAAAGAGGCAGAAGCTGAGTTTAAGAAGAGCATGAAACACATTGAAAAATATACAAAGCAGGTAGAGTAATATGATTGGTAAATTACCAACAACATTGAAAGTTGATAATATTGATTATGAAATTCGCACAGATTATAGAGATATCTTAGTTATCATGCAGGCATGTATGGATAATGAACTTACAGACATGGAAAAAATGATGGTGGTTCTTTCAATTCTTTTTAAGGATAAGATACCCAAATCAACTGGCACAGCATATGAAAAAGCTTTATGGTTCTTAGATGGTGGTCAGATTCAATCAGAACAATCATCACGGAATCAATCTATGAGACCACAATTATATGATTGGGAACAGGATGAGCAGATTATTTTTTCAGCTATCAATAAAATTGCTGGATATGAGGTAAGAGATGTTAAATACATGCACTGGTGGACATTTATTGGTTTATTCAATGAAATTGGGGAAGGTATGTTTTCCACAGTAGTTCGTATTAGAGAAAAGAAAGCAAAACATAAAAAATTAGAGAAGTGGGAGCGTACTTTCTATAATGAGAACAAAGATATCATTGATTTAAAGAAGCGTAAAAATAAGCGTAGTCAAGCAGAAAAAGACGCTTTGGATGCATTAATTGGATAGAAAGGAGGTGCATAGATAATGGCAGATGGTAAAGTAGTAATTGAGACCGGATTGGATTCTGCTGGATTAAAAAAAGGATTGAACAATCTAAAACCTCAATTCACAGAAATGGGAAACACCGGAACCAAAGCTATGAACCAGATAAGTAATAGCATGAATGGTGCAACTAAATCTATGGGTTCTTTAAAAAGTTCATTGAAAGGAATTATTGGCACATTAGGTCTTGTGTTTAGCTTGAAAGCACTTATTAATTTTGGTCAACAAGCTGTTAATGTAGCATCAGATTTAACTGAAGTTGATAATGTGGTTCAAAAAGCATTTGGAAATATGCGAGGTGAAATGGATGCTCTTGCGGATAGTTCCATTAAGAATTTAGGAATCTCAAGACTGGAAGCTTATCAAACCGGTTCTACCTTCATGGCAATGGGAAAGTCAATGCTAACCTCTTCGCAAGATGCTAAAGATATGGCATTAAATTTGACAAAATTAAGTGCTAATATGGCATCTTTCTTTAATACTTCTAATAAATATGCGGCGATTGCATTAAAGTCTATATATACTGGTGAAACAGAGACTTTGAAGCAATATGGTGTTGTTATGACCGAAGTAAATCTAAAGCAGTTTGCTTTAGCACAAGGTATTTCAAAATCATATGATGAGATGTCTCAGTCTGAGAGAGTAATGCTTAGATATCAGTATGTAATGCAACAGCTTGGCTATATAGGAGATGACTTCATTGATACTCAAGATTCATGGGCTAACCAGACAAGAGTATTAAGTGAGCAGTGGAAAGAATTTCTAGGTGTATTGGGCACTGGAATAATCACTGTATTAACTCCTTTAGTTAAAGCACTTAATATGATTATGGGTCGTATGATTGCTATAGCTAAATCTATAGGGTCTGTATTATCCAGCGTATTTGGTATACAGGTTCAAAGTGCTAATCAAGTTAGCGGAGCTATATCAGACACAGCGGATGCTTTTGATGATGCTACCACAGCAGTTGGTGATTATGATACAGCTACTAAAAAAGCTTCTAAAACGGCTTCAAAATCATTGGCTTCCTTTGATAAATTAAATAACACAATGTCTTCCCAATCTGATAGTGGTGCAGGAGCAGGAGGTGCTGGAGGAGGTGGTGGTCTTGCGACACCCGACATTAGCTCAGGCACAGATTCTGCTATAGACCAGACAAATTCTAAAATTAATACAATTTTAGATAATATGAAGAAACGATTATTAGAGCTTGTAGATTTAGTTAAGAAAGGCTTCAAAAATGGATTAGGAACTGATTTTGATGCTAGTATCAAAAGAACTCAGAAACATCTTGCAAGTATTGGTAAACAATTACAGGATATTTTCACCAATCCGAATGTTATAAATGCGGCAAATAATTGGGCTAATAATGTTGCATACGCTTTAGGACAGCTTGCAGGAAGTATGGTTAGCATAGGTCAAACAATAGTTGAAAATCTGGTTGGTGGAGTTGATAGCTTTTTATCAAAAGACAGTGGATATATTACTGACAGAATAGTTGGATTATTTGATATATCAAGTAAAGTAGCTCAGATTACCGGAAACTTATCAACAGCTATAGCTGAGATATTTACTGTATTTAGAAGCGATACAGCTAAAAATATAACCGGAGATTTCATGGGAATTAATGCAGATTTAGCATTAGGTTTTATGGAATTAACTGGAAGATTATCTTCCGACTTATATAATTTAATTGCTCAACCTATTATTGATAATAAGGATAAAATTCAACAAGCTGTAATGGGATTGCTTGAACCTATATCTATTGCAATGGACACAATTCATGGTGCAATAAAGAATACATTTGAACAGATTTTTAATGTCTATGATGAATATTTAGCACCAGCTTTTCAAAATATAACAGATGGATTTAGCAGTTTAGTAGGTAGTCTTTTAAATGTATGGAACAGTCAAGTAGCTCCATTTTTAACAACAGTAGCAACAGAAATCCAAACATTGTGGGATACTCATCTCCAACCTTTTGTTAATAATCTAATTACACTTGTTGGAAAGATAGTGCTGGCAATAAGTGAATTATGGAAAAATGTACTTGAACCATTGATTGCATGGGTTGTTGCTAATGTAGTTCCAGTTATAACTCCTATCCTAGAAACAATGGTGAAGACTGTATCATCAATTATAGGAACGATAGCTGATATCTTATCAGGCATAATGGAGACTCTTGGTGGAATTATAGATTTTATCACCGGTATATTTACAGGCGATTGGTCATTAGCTTGGCAAGGAGTTCAGGAAATATTCACAGGCATTTGGAATGCATTAACTGGATTCATCTCAGGTGTGTGGTCAACTATTAAGTCAATTTTTACTGAGGCAATTTCAATAATTGTGCAATTTATAAAAACTGGATTCAATGCGGCAAAGACTGTTATTACAACCATTTTTGGAGGCATTAAAACTTTCATCTCGAGTATATGGAATGGCATTAAGTCTGTTGTAATGGGAATTGTTAATGCTTTAAAAAATGGTATAACTGCGGCTTTCAATGGAATAAAATCAGTTATTACAAGCGTGATGAATACTATATCATCTGTTATATCCAGAGTATGGAATGCTATCTGGGGTACAATTAAGAGAGTTATTAACGGTATTCTGAGTGGTATACAAAGCATGGTTAATGGAATAATTGGAGGTTTTAATTCTATGATTAGGGCACTTAACCATTTACATTTTAGCATCCCTGATTGGGTTCCTGGATTAGGTGGTAAGTCATTAGGATTTAATCTTAGTACTATATCAAGAGTTAGCTTGCCTAGACTTGCAACTGGAGCGGTACTCCCAGCAAATCAACCGTTCTTGTCTGTTGTAGGTGACCAGAAACATGGAACTAATATTGAAGCTCCATTGGATACAATTAAGCAGGCATTAAAAGAGACTTTACAAGGCATGAATATGTCAGATAACTCACCAATAGTGATTGAGATTGATGGAAAAGAAATATTTAGAGCCATTAGAAATCAAGATAGACAGTTTATAAAGCAAACTGGTAAAAGTGCATTTTCTTATTAAGGAGGGAAAGTATGAGTTATAATGGATATTTGATTAAAATAGGTACTTTTACTTTTCCTCTCAAGCACATTGAGTATGGAACATATAAAGTGAAAGTGAATGGACAAGATATAGATAGTTTCAGAAATGCAAACGGAATATTAACAAGAAACGCTTTAGAGCACATGCCTTTATCAATATCATTTGATATATTGGATGGGCTGGACAATGAAACTTTTGAAAAAGATATAATGAAACCAATGCGAGACAGATACGAAAATAGTAATGAAAAAGATGTTACTATGGAAGTATTTGTACCAGAAATAAATGATTATATCACCCAAAAAGTATATAAAGTTGATACTGAATTTACGATAGACGATATTGAAGAAAATCTGGTTTATTATGATACAGTATCATTTGAATTTGTAGGATACTAAGGAGGATGTATGATAGATTATAAATATTATGATTTATTTGATAAGTCATCTGTTGATAAGCAACTAAAAATTGTATGTCAAGATGGAACCATTTTAACAAATAAAAATTTTTCATCTACATCCAGTGATTTCTCACTGTCGGAGTCATTATGCTCTGACAGTAAGTTATCATTTGGTAAGTGTGAGTCCGCTTGTCTGAAAATCAAAATAGCTAATACAGTAAATTCATTAAAAGGTCAAACGTTACAGGTAACAGAGACCTTAGATAATAAAAATGATGTGCCATTCAAAATTGGTACATATATAGTTGATGAAGATACACTGACAAGTGATAAGAAATATAGAAATATTACAGCTTATGATAGGTTGTACTCAGTATCATCCATGAATGTAAGTGATTGGTATAGTAAGTTATTTCCTAGCAAGCAAGTGCCATTAATTAGATACGAAAATGTTACTAAAGAATGGACATATACTGGTATAGATGGCAAAGAAATAACCGAGTATTATGAGGAACTTGAACCCATCACCTATTATCAAACTGAGTATGAATCTATAACGCTAAAAGCTTTTAGAGACTCATTTTTTAAGTATATTGGATTGACTCAGCAATCAACCACATTGGTTAATGACAATATGAAAGTATCAAAATCCGTAGATAATATTGATTTGACTGCTAAAGATGTACTTGAAGCAATTTGTGAAATCAATGGTGTATTTGGAAAAATGTCCAGAGATGATATATTTATATATGTAGAACTAAAATCCTTTTCAAGAGGATTATTCCCAAGCAAGACCTTATATCCAAGTAAATCATTATTTCCAACAAAACCTGGAAATCCTGATACTCGTAGATTAGAGGTAGGTGAATATAAGACACTTCAAGTAGGAGATACTAATTTTGAACAGATTACAAAATTACAAATACGCCAAAGTGAAGATGATATTGGCTATATTGCTGGGGATGATACAGGAGTAAGTTATATTATTCAAGGTAATTTTCTAACATATTCATCCGGAACTGATGAATTAAAGACTATTGCTAATAATGTTCTCTCCAAAATATCTAAAGTAATTTTTAACCCGGTAAATATTACATTACAAGGTAATCCTTGTGTAGAGACTGGTGATACTATTAGAATAATAGATACGAATAATAAGGTATATATGTCTTATGTGTTACAAAGAACATTAACTGGCATCCAGATGCTTATGGATAGCATTATATCAGAAGGTGACCAATCTCTTGCAGAAGTTAATGGCATACAGCACGACATTATCAAGTTACAGGGAAAAACAAATGAGCTATCACGCCTTGTTGAAGGAACATCATCTACTTTAAATGATTATGCTAAAGGATTAAAATCTGAAATATCACAAAAAACAGACTCATTAAAACTTAGTGTGGCAAAATCATTCGCTGTCACTGATGAGACAATTAAGAAAGTACAAGCAGACCTTGAACTTAAAATTGATAAAGATGATAATGGTCAAATCATATCAATGATTAATGCAAGTGCAGATGTTATTAATTTAACTGGTAATCGTTTGACACTTGGCTCAGATAATTGTACAATTACAAAAGATGGAACTATAACCGCTAAAAATGCTTTACTGAGTGGTTCCTTTGAGTGCGGTGATTATACAAGTAAACAAGGTCAATTCTTCTATGCATCTAATACAGGAGATTGTGGGGCTCAAACATTAAAGTTATACACAAGCTTAGGTATAGGTACAGAAGTAGGAACTGACCAATATTTTGCAGAGATGACATCATCACCAGATGAATTTTTAGCATACTTTGGGTTAGCTTCAAGCAACTATATGCGTATGACAATAGATGCATCTACAACCACTATTGAAGGTTATGATGGTGAAAGAAACACAGCATGGTTGACAATGTATGGTGATATATGGAATGAACAAAGCAAAGGAAAAGACACCACCTATATGAGCAATAATCTAGTTATAGATGGAAAATTTCAAGTTAAGAACAATTCATATTTCAGTGTTGGACAAATGATATTGAAATCAGCTTGGTGGGGTGAAGGACATCCTGCAATGATTATGGGCCATGAACTCACATTCCAGTGGTATAATAATAACATATATGTATATGTAGATAAAACACAAATAGGATATCTTAATATTACAAGAACTTAATGAAAGGAGAAATTAAACATGGAGAAACCAGCAAGCTTATTAATTCAGGAAACAAGAAACAGTATAATCAACATATTGAATGAATCTAAACTACATGCAAGCATACTTGAGCTAATCATGAAGGATATAATGAATGATGTTACTAATGCTTCAACAAGGATTAAAAATAAAGAACTTGAAGAATACAATAATAAAATACTCGAAGAAGCCAAAAATAAGTCAGAAAATAAGGAGGAATAAATATGGTATTTGTTGATGATTATAATACAATTAACTTTGTAGATTTGCCTAGTGAAACAACCCCTATTGATGCTGATAATCTTAATAAGATGGATAAGCAGATTAAAAAATTGACTACATTTGCTTCAACATTAAGTGAGGAAAGATTTGTCTACGGTGTTCATATCGACGAAACAGACAGCAACCCAAAAACAAGAGTCAGATACTTAGCAAATGCAGTCGGAATGATACCGGCAAAGATGAACTATACAAGTGGTACATTCGATTATGGCTCTTGGGCTGATGCATTTTTCATGCCAAAACCATGCATGCTTAAGACAAATGGACAGGTTGACTATTACCTCAACGAGAACGATTTAAGTAAAAAAATAAATGGCAGTGCGTCAGATATAGCAAACATTGATTATGATGGAAATGCTATGATGGAGTGGGGAAATGGCACAGACATTATATGGTGGAAAATTGAACCCGACAAAGGCAATCCTAACAGTGCAAGCCTTTATGTTGCCAATTATCAAGCAGATAAGGATTTTAAAAATCTAAACTTCATCGACATTAACGGCAACGAAAAAGCTCATTTCTACACACCGATTTATAACGGCTCTCTTGACAGCAATAACAAACTGCGCTCAATAAGCGGTCAAACAGTTATTAAATTGAAAACAGCCAGCCAAGAAATGACATATGCAAGAGCTAATGGTACAGGCTATGAAATCGAGCAGTACGTTGACAGACTCTTGATTAATATTTTACTTATCATCATGGGAAAATCTACTGACACACAAGATGTATTTGGGCGAGGCATGAGCAAAAATGCCAGTGATGAAAACTTATTGCTTAAGACCGGCACAATGAATAGCAAAGGCTTATTTTGGGGTGAAAATGCCGGAAAAGCCGGAGTTAAAGTATTCGGTATGGAGAACTATTACGGCAATCAGTGGCGAAGAACAGTTGGACTTATCCTTGCTAATGGCATAGCGAAAGTCAAGCTGTCTCCATCAATAAAGGATGGAAGCAAAGCAACTAACTATAACACTGATGGAACAGGGTATATCGAGATACCTAATTCAACTCCTAGTGGTACATCAGGTGGATATATTAAAGATATGCTATATACGACATTAGGCATGTTCCCAACATCAATTACAGGCTCATCATCGACCTATTATCCTGATGGCTGTTGGTTTATTATTGCAATTATAGCCTTTGCTCTTTTCGGTGGCACCATAGACATCGGCCATTATTGTGGTGCATTCTGTATGGCCTGGGGCAACATAGCCAATGACACTAGGTGGTACTTCGGGGCTTCTCTTTCCTACAAATAACTTGCAATCATTAAGATATTTACAGATTTTGAGAACTAAAATATAAAATTTCAACAATTGACAGAAAGGTAAGGTGTATTGAATATGACAGAATACAAGCTCGTAGAGAGTATGCAATCAGACAAACCACTTGACATTGACACAACATCCTCTCCGAATATCGTTTATCAGCGAAAAAACATTAAATCGGTTGAAGCGACAGGGAGTGAGGATGATTTTACTTACAAACCTAAGCATTGGGAGTACGAAGAACGTGAGCTGACGCAGGACGAATACTCACAGTATCTTATTGCAATGGAACAGGTACAAGCAATCAATGAACATTCAGACAATGAAGCTATTGACAATTATACTATACAATTAATGCAGGAAGGAATAATTTAATATGGAAAAAACATATAGAATCTTAGTTCAAAGTTTAAAACGATTATATCAAGCTGACCCTCAGAGAGTCACAAAGAAGGATATTGATAAACGATTGAAAAATGGAACTATAAATCAAGAAGAATATGATTATATTCTCAATTAATGTATGTACAAATTAAACTTAAAATGTTATAATACATAAAAAGAAAGGAGAATTGTAATTATGATTTTAGTTGGTTCAGCTAGGCATGATGAAAGAGGAAAGTACTCAGGTGGAAAACCAGGTGACCAGACAGGTCAGGAAGTAACAACTCAAAGATTCTATATCCACCGAAAAGGTTGGATTGTGTTGAGACCTAAATCTGTAACTCATGCAAATGCTATTGGAGCAAAAATGTATAATGCTTGTGGTAATCCTAATATAGGATATGACCAGTATAATCGACTAGGTGTGGTTACACATGGCATTGGTACTACTACACCAACAGAATGTGATTGTTCGTCACTTGCTAGAGAGTGTGTTAGAGAAGCTACTAATGTAGACCCAGGAAATTTCACGACAGCTAATGAGAAATCAAAGCTAATGGCTACAGGATTATTTGATAATCTTGGTCAGTATAGAAGTGGAATGAAGCTATATAAAGGTGATATACTTGTTACTTGCACTAAAGGACATACAGTGATAGTAACAAGCTCTGATTATTCCAGAGATACACCTGCACCTAAACCTCCTACTCCCGCAGTTAATAATGAATACTATAATGTAGGTACCAACTATACATTACAGGTTGAGCTTAAAGTTCGTACAGGGGCAGGCACTAATTATAGGGCTAAAAAACATTCAGAATTAACTTCTGGAGGTAGAGCACATGATAACGATAATGATGGAGCGCTAAACAAAGGCACAGTCGTAACTTGTCAGCAGATAACAAAAATCGGAAATGATGTTTGGATTAAATGTCCATCCGGATGGCTTGCCGCATATTATCAAGGACATAGATATGTCAGTTAGCAGGTGATATATGATTTCAATAGTTGTAGCGTTAATAACTGGTGGATTATCCTTTATTGGGATTATATACACATCTAAACAGCAACACAGTATCACGATTGAAGAAGTCAAAAATGAAGTAGCTCTTATAAAGAAGGATATTAAGAGCTTAGAAGAAAAACAAGACAAGCATAATTCATTAATTGAACGAGTTTATGACATTGAAGCCACACTAAAAGTTATGGACACGCGTGAGAGAGTAAGTGAACATCGAATTGAAGATTTAGAGAGAAAAGAAGGTGAGTGAAATGAAAAATCTTATACTGAGTGACAAGACATATAGCTTGTTAAAATGGGTAGCATTAATTCTACTTCCCGCCTTAGGTACTTTGTACTTTGCACTTGCAAGCATATGGGGATTACCTTTTGGTGAACAGATTGTTGGTACTATCACAGCAGTTGATACTTTTTTAGGTGCAATTCTTGGTATTAGTACTAATAATTATAAGAAGAATGGAGGAACTAATTAATGGAGGAAAAGGACAGCTTAGCCAGTGAGCTTTTACATTTAGTAAAGACTCAAGCCCGTAGATGGTTTATTGCATTTATAGTAGTGCTTATAATGTTATTTGCTACAAATCTTGCATGGCTATATGCATGGAATCTACCTAATGAAGAATCAACTTCTGAGTCTTATGACATACAATCAGAAGATGATGGAAATGCAATATATAATGAAAGTGGAGGTGTTAATATTGGCACGAGTGAGAGTGACGAAAACTAGAACCATAAAACGTACCAACAGACCTCGTTCAAGAAGAAGGTCGAAGAGGTAATCAATGACAATTTCAGAATTTACCAAACCCGAACTTGACTATTTTAGACAAAATTGTAATTTTGTAAATCTTGAAATTAAATTGTTTGAAGAAAGAGCTAAAGGGATTTCATTAGAACAAATTGCTGAAGATTTACATATTTCTTATGATTATGCTAGACAGTTAAGTAGAAAAGTTAATAAGAAGATTCTCAAAGTCTTATAATAACACATTTAGTACACATTTAACACATTGTTAGATGTGTACTTTTTTATTATATTAAAGTTAAGAAGGAGGAAATATTTATGACAGTAGAAGATATTTTCAATGAATTGGTTTCTAATGAAAAATTAAATACAATTCCTTCAGCTTATGTTGTTAAAATTGCTTTAGAGACCATTAAGATATTAGAGCAAAATAATTTAATAGATTTGGAGGATACACATGAATCCATATAATAATTATAATATGGGAATGAATAATTTCTATCCCAATCAATTTTCCACATTAACTCAACCTCAAATGACCACACAAAATCTTATTAGGGTTAATGGCATTGATGGAGCTAAAGCTTATCAGATGTCAGCTAATAGCACAGTAGCACTATTCGATACAAATGAGGATATAATGTATGTGAAGTCAACAGATGGTGCTGGCTTTCCATCTATACGGACATTCTCATTTACAGAAACAAAAGAAAATACAAAAGTATCACAAAATAGTGATTATATAAGTAGACAGGAATTTGAAGATTTTAAAAAGGAGTTGATGAATAATGGCAAGCAGTCTATTTCAAGGTCAAAATCAAACCTCACAGATAAATCCGCAGATAATTAATCAGGCAAAAGCTATGATGAATAATCTAAATCAAGTCAAAGGAATAATGAACATGCTTAGTGGAAAAGGATTAAATCCTGAGCAAGCAGTTAGAAATATTTGTCAGCAAAGAGGTATAAATGTAGATGAATTTATGTCTCAACTAAAATAAGGATTTTGCAAAATCAATATAAATATTAAAAAATGGAAGGAGAATACTACTATGACAGATGGAGTATCTTTAGCAGACATTGCCGCTGTTACTGACAACAACAAAGATGGTATGTTTGGTGGTGCAGGCGGTGGCGGAATGTGGATTTTCGCACTTTTAATCCTCTTACTTATTGGTGGAGGTGGTTTCTTTGGAGGAGCCAGAAATGTAAATGGAGAACCAGTTACAGAAGCAGGACTTTGTAATGCCATGAATTTCAATAATCTTGAAAATTCAGTTGGCAGATTGAATGATAACCTTCAGCATGACTACCAGGGATTACAGAATGGAATCTGTAATTTAGGTTATGAGACACTGAGAAACTTCAATACAGTTCAGCAACAGGTTGCTGATTGCTGTTGCACAACTCAGAGAGCTATTGATGGTGTTAATTATAACGGAGCTATTAATACAGCCGCTATTAACGCTAATACAACAGCTCAGACACAAAAGGTTCTTGATGCTATTCAGCAGAATAAGATTGATAGCTTACAGGCTCAGGTCAACCAGCTTCAGCTTCAGTCCGCTATGTGTGGCGTAGTTCGCTATCCAAATGCGACAACATACACAGCAGGTATGAACCCTTACTGGAATCAGTCTTGTTGCAATACAAGTTGCAACATCTAGTCATTTAGACAAGGTTTAAAATGTTAGAGGAATGCCTTGCCGGTATTCCTCTTTTTTATTAGAAAGGAGATAATAATATGAGTTGTAAATCAGGAATTTATGTAGTCAACACTACAACAGGAACATCTATTGGTATTGGTGGTACTTATGTACCATCTACAGTAATTAGACGATATGGAAAGTATTGCCAGTTAGGTGGAAATGGTGTTTCTATTGGAAATTGTGCTGGTGGAGCCGGTTATTATGATATAGATGCAAGTGTATCAGTAGCCGCAAGTGCCACAGGAAATGTGACAGCTACATTATACAAAGATGGAGCACCAGTACAAGGAGCTACAGCTCTTGCAACAGCAACAGCGGCAGGTGACATTGTAACACTCCCTATATCTGCACTTGTAAGGTTAAATTGCGACTGTGACACAGCAAATCTCACCATCGTTATTGGTGGACAGGTAGTAACCGCTCAGAACCTTGCACTTGTGGTAGAGAAGGAGTGATAAGTTATGAGAAAAATTAATAAATATATCGACCATATTAAAGATGAAGTTGATGGGGCAGAGGAATATGCTGAAAAGTATATTGAATTGAAAGTTAATAATCCACAATGGGCTAAACTTTACCATGATATGAGTAATCAAGAATTACTGCATGCTCAGAATTTCAAAGAAATGGGAGAATCTATATATGCAGAAATGAAGAATACTTATATGCCGGAAGAGACAGAAGAAAGATGGGAACACTGTATGCGAAAATATGCAGACAGAGTGGCTAAAATTAAAGTGATGCTATCAATGTAGGTGAGTATATGACATTTAATGAGAGTATTCCAATAGCAAAAGAGCTTGCAGAAAATGAGCTTGCTAAACATTTTGATGTTGATGCTTTTATAATTCTTGCACTTGTAGATAAGATGAATATTGACTTAGTTCCGGATAGTAATGTTGATGAAGCCATTACAGATATTCAAGACTTATTTATTAATTACATGAAAAATAGAAGTATAAGCAATCTTGAAGCATTAATGTCTACTATTAGGAAGATGTTAAGTGAATTATATCACACTTGCACACCGGAAGAGAAAGAAATATTCACTAAGTATCTATCTAATTTAGAAGATATAGTACAGACAGCGAATGTATAAGAATAGAGAGGACAAAAAATCCTCTCTATTTTTTTATTTTAATGTACATAAAACTATTGACAATAATAGTTTTATGTATTACAATATAAGTACATTAAAGGAAATAAATACACACTTTAATGAAAAGGAGGAAACAAAATAAATGGATATTTCTTTTAGAAAGGTAAATGGTGAATAATATGAGAGCTTTTGGAACAGAAGAATATGGAAATAGTGATGGATTTAAAATTATTTGTAATAAATGTGGGAGAGAAGCACGAATTGTTCCAACACATCATTATAAGGAGGTTGGAAAACTTGAAAAGATAACTCTTGAATTTAGATGTATTTGTGGAAATAAATACGGAGCAACTATTCATGAGTAAGTGCATGTTTCTTTGGATTGGAGATAAGAAAAATGATTAATATAAAAATAGGAGAACCAGAAAAGCTCTCTAACAATATACTCGTTAAAAAATCAGCGTTTGTAAGTTTTGATTATAACCCAGATATTGTTTCTTTTATCAAGCAAATGGGAACAAGAGTATATAATCCGGATAATCATACTTGGGAAATGCCAATTAATAATATAATAGGTTTGTGTAATAAATTTGAAAATGAAGAAATCAAAGTTGAAGGTACTTATGAAGATTTACACAAACAGGAATTTGAGATTGATATTCCAAAGGATTATAAGTTTAAAACAAAACCATTTAGACATCAGATTGATGGTGTAAGATTTGGTTTGAATAAGAAAAAATTTCTCTTGTGTGATGACCAAGGATTGGGAAAAACTTTCCAAATAATAAACTGGGTTGGTTGCCTTGAGAAAACAGATACAATCAATAAGGTACTTATCGTTTGTGGTGTCAATTCATTAAAATATAATTGGCAGTCAGAAATTGGTATACATTCAGACGAAAAAGGATGGGTACTTGGTACACGTTTTAGAAAGACTACTGGAAAAGCTTATGAAGGAAGTACAAAAGACAAGCTTGAAGATTTAGACAATCTTCCAGATTGCAGATACATTATTACGAACATCGAAACGCTTAGAGCCGGTGCGGAAAAGATAACCAAAAGCAAATATCATTTTCCGATTGCTGAAAAATTACAAGAATTATGTAAAAATGGAACAATCTCAGTAATTGCTTTTGATGAGTGCCACAAGTCAAAAGAACCTACTTCTTTACAAAGTCGTGCAATGATAAACGTACAAGCTAAATATATGGTTGCTATGAGTGGTACCCCATTAATGAATAATCCGCTTGACTTATACTTCCCTATGAAGTGGCTAGGATATGAGAATCATAGTTTTTATCAGTTCAAACAACATTATTGTACATTAGGTGGCTGGGGTGGTTCACAAGTTGTAGGTTATAAAAATCTTGAAGAAATAAGAGCCATGATGGATAACATTATGCTTAGAAGATTAAAAACAGAGGTTCTTGATTTACCAGAAAAGATTAGAAAGATTGAATATGTTGATATGACACCTAAACAGAATCAAATTTATAAAGAAGTATATAATGGTGTTATGTCAGATTTACAAAAGATTAAATTCTCAAATAATCCGCTTTCAATGATGATTAGATTAAGACAAGCAACTGGATGGACCGGTATTATATCTGATAAAGTTCAAGAATCTGCTAAAATGGAAAGAATGATTGAATTAGTACAAGAGATTGTAGCAAGCGGACAGAAAGCTATTATATTTAGTAATTGGGAATCAATGACAGAAGTTTCAAAAGAAAAGTTAAAAACATATAATCCAGCTTATATCACAGGAGCAACTAAAGCGGATGAACGTATGAAAGAAGTTGACAGATTCCAAACTGATGATAAATGCAGAGTAATTATAGGAACTATTGGAGCAATGGGAACAGGACTTACATTAACAGCGGCACAAAATGTTATCTTTTTAGATTCGCCTTGGAACATGGCATTAAAAGCTCAAGCAGAAGATAGAGCACATAGAATTGGTACAAAAGGAACAGTTAATATTATTACTCTTGTATGCAAAAATACCATAGATGAGCGAATTGAGGAACTTGTTGAAAAGAAAGGACAAATTGCAGATGCATTAGTAGATGGAAAAGCAAGCGTTGATGATATAAATTTCTTATTATCATAAATAAAAAATACATAAAACTATTGACAATAATAGTTTTATGTATTACAATATTAACAAAGCAACATATATATCATTTTTGGAGGATTAAAAATGAAAATTTACAAAGTATTTAAAAATTCACATAAAATATTAGCATATGTGAAAGTAAGTGAAAGTGTCTGTAAAGCAATATTTGATACATCATATGCCGCTCTACAATTAGTGAGGTGTAATTATAATGATGATAGTATTAATGGAACACAGCTAGTTGATGTGAATGAATCACTTGAACCTGGTGTGCCCATACTTACAATATCAACATGGAGAAGGAGGTGATAATATGTCAGAGAAATTTTCAACGGCAAGAGCCGCACAGATACTTAATGTATCTACAAAGACCATTATTAGATGGTATAAATGGTATAACTCAAAATACTATGAAAAACCTGTAGGTCTGGTTTTGCCTAAACCCGAAATTGATAACCGAGGTACAATGCTATTCACATTAGCTCAAGTACAAGAGTTAAAACGATTTTCTCAGTTATTAAAAACTGAATATCGTGGATGCATGGCAGAATTTAACGCTATGTATCAGTGGGGAAAACGTGGTACTCAGATTTTACAATTAGGTAAGCAATATAAGAACAAGAAAAAGAAGGAGACATTAAATGAGTAGAAGAGATGGATTTGACTTGTCAAAAATCATTGATGAATATAAAGAGTCAAAAGATAAAGAAAATGCACTAAAGAAAGTAAATAATGCTCTTAGTGAGAATATTAAGGGCTATATGTATGAGCATGATATGAGTTCTGCAGATTCAGAGAAATATACTGCTACATTGACAAAAACCAATAAAGAGTCATTAAATGAGGATTTAGCAATTGAAATCATAAAAGAAAATCTCAGTGGTGCATTGTTATCGTCTGTTATTAAGCAGAAAGAGTATATTGACGAAGATGCCTTGGAGAAACTTGTATATAATGGTGATTTTGATATTAACAAACTAGCGAAAGCTAAAATAACAAAAACATCTTATACATTGAGAGTCACAAGAAGAAAGGAGTGATGATATATATGGATGGTTATAGAGAAAACTGCATAGAGTGGATAACAGGTGAGGATACTATTACACTCTCAATTAGTCAAAAGAAATTCATAACTAAAATTGAGTCATTATGTAAGAAACATCCTGACAAAGCTAAAATTATAACATATAACAATGATGGTAGTATTTTAGCTAAACTACCACTTAAAGCATTAAAGCTTTCTATAATTGAAAAAGAACTTACAGACGAACAAAGAGAAGAAATGGCAGAAAAAGCCAAAAAGAGATTTCATGGAGGTAATTAAGAATGAGTAAAATTTGTAAATATGCAGGAGACCCAACAGACGAGTATTGCAAGAATTGTGACGGAATAACAATGGAAGTTGATGATAAGAAAATACCTTGTACAGAGTGTGCAGGCTATGAAGCAGGGAAAGAGGAGACAGATACTAATGAAGAGATTATGAATCCTCCTGTTGAGGAGACAACAAACAACGTAGAAAAATCAGTCGAAGAAACAAGTAAAACCAAAAAGAGTAACAACAATACAGCTAATAGCAAAAATGTAAAATCTACCTCAAAAAACAAAGAAACAATCAACAAAAAAGAGGATAAAGCTGTTAAAGTTAAAGAAGAGAAGAAAGCTGTTGAGACAACTAATGACATCAAAGTGGTATCTATGAGATATACATCCGGTGCTACAGTTAAGAAAGGAGATAATTATTTCAAGTTTATAGCCGAGGAAGAGTGGGATGTATCACAGACAGAACAGAACATTGATGATGTAAGAGAACAGTTATGGGCTAAACTTAATTGTGAGGTAGATAAGCAGATTGAGGAATTAAATTCAATCAATTAAGTATTGTAATTTATATATTTGTATGTTATAATAAATGTACAGCGTGAGAGACACGCAACAGCTGATATTAGGTTGGCGGACTTAATATCTGTAACAACTTAATATCAGTAATTAGATAAGTTATACACATTGAACCGCCATTCAATTTGTATAACTTATTTTTATTTTAGAAAGGAGAACTTCAATGCAAATGGTACACAATGAAAATTATATAACAATCCAAGGTTGGATGATTAATGAATTAGGATTAAAAGGAAACTCATTGATTATATATGCTACTATTTATGGATTTTCTCAAACTAATGATTGTGAATTTACAGGCAGTGCTAATTATTTAGCTCAATGGTGTGGGTGTTCCAGACAGACAGTTATGACAGTACTTAATAAACTGATTGCAGACAATTTGATTATAAAACATGAAGAATTTAGAAATAATGTAAAGTTTTGCTCATATGCTGTAAATTTGACAGGATGTCAAAATTCTTTACAAGGGGATGTCAAAAAATTTGACAAGGGGATGTCAAAAAATTTGACAGGGGGATGTCAAAATTCTTTACATAATAATATAGATAAAAACAATAGAAATAAAAATATAGAAGATAATATAGATAAGAAAAATTCTAAAAAGAAATCTAAGATTGATATTAAAATCGAATCTATAGAAAAGAAATGTCTAGAATATGACTTAAGTGATGAAGTTATAGAACTTTTAAGTAGATTTTTTAGAAATCTTTTAGAAAACCATAAAATGGTGACGGATGATAAAGTACATGCTATTTTAACAAGATTAGCAAGGGTTAATCATCAAACACAATTAGACGCTATTCAGTTATCTCTTGATAATGGATATATGAATATAGACCCAGATTGGTTGAAGATGAAGTCAAACCCATTAAACCGGTTACCTCAGGAGTTAATATTAAATGGGACAACAACAGATGAGGGTAGAGAAAATTATCGTAACTTGATAAAAAATAATGACCCAAGCATAAAGCATTTTTAGGAGGAAAAATAAATGTCAAGAATTGGATTAGGATATAATATAACACAACCTGATAAAAGATGTCTTAATTGTAAATATTGGGAATCTGCAAGAAATTATGGATTTTTAAAGGGTTTCGTAAAAAATGGACATTGTAAACCTGGTTATTGTAAGAAAGATTTCACTCAAATTCATAATAAAAATAAAAGGAGATGATTATATGTATACAATATCAAAATCAGATAAAAATATAGCTTATATGAAAGATTGTGTACTTCATAGCTTGCCACATGAACCTATTGGTATACATCAGAAAGATATATCTAATAATACTGGGTTCAGTACAAGAGATGTAAGATATATTATTCAGCGACTCAGAGATGATGGATATGCAATATGCAGTACACCTAATGATGGATACTGGATAGCTCAGACCAGTTTTGAGTTAAATGATACAATAGCTAAAATGAGGTCTCATATAGAACAAAGCACAGATACTTTGGATGCACTCATTGAAGCACAAAAAAGATTAGAGATAAAAGAGGGGTTGAGATGAACATACAAGATTGTTGGTATCAACGAAAATGTACTAATAAATGCAGTGAAAACTGCTTAAGGTATAAATTAATGTATGCACTATTTAGACAGTCACAATTGCCCGAATCTTTATGGAAATACAAAGATTTGACAGCTTGTGATAATGGGGATGTCCAGTCATTTATGAAACTTAAAGACATCAGTGATAACATCTTAGATTTTATCAACAATGGAAATAATCTATATATTTATTCTTGTAACTGTGGTAATGGGAAAACAAGCTGGGCAATTAGATTGCTGTACTCCTATTTTGATAACATATGGCATAAGTCTTGTTTAGATTGCAAAGCATTATTTATAAGTGTACCTAAGTTCTTATATAATTGCAAACGTTCTATATCACAAGATGTAAAAGGCTTTGAGGAATTATGCAATCTTATTAGTGAAGTTGATTTGGTAATCTGGGATGATATAGGAGAACTTGCAGTATCGGGTTATGAACATCAAATACTTTTTCAGTACATTGATGATAGAATTAATGCAGGAAAAAGCAACATCTATACAAGCAATAAAGATAAAGAACAGCTTGAAAAAGTGTTAGGTGATAGATTAGCAAGCAGGATATATAATTGTTCCATCCCTATCAAATTTATTGAGGAAGATAAAAGAGGTGTACATTAATGGTAGAATTGCAAATAATAAATAAAGTGCTGAAAGACAAAGATACATCTCTTTTAGATTTAAACGATATAACAAGAGATTATTTCAACCAGTATCAGGAAGAATATGACTATATAATGGAACATAAGCAAGAATATGGTAATGTTCCAGACTTAGAAACATTCATAGCAAAGTTTCAAGATTTTGATGTGGTAAATGTATCTGAAAGCACTGAATATCTTGTAAATACATTCCGTGAAGAATATCTATACTCTCAGTCGGTTCCAGTGCTTACAAAGATGGCAGAACTATTACAGACAGATGCTTATGAGGCAGTAAATTATCTGAAAGCAAAAATACCTGAATTGAAGATTGCTGGTGCAGTAAAAGGCACTGATATTATTTCACAAGCAAAAGAAAGACTTGAAGAATGGAAAGAAACAAAAGATAATCAAGATACTCACTTTATAGCGAGCGGATTTGAAGAGATAGACAATGACTTGGGTGGATGGCATAAAGGTGAGGAACTTGTAGTTTTATTTGCACGAACCGGACAAGGTAAATCATGGGTACTTATAAAAATGCTAGAGCATGCTTGGAAAGTATATCATGCAAAAATAGGACTTTTAGAACCCGAAATGTCAGCAAATAAAACAGGATATAGATTCGATACAGTGCATCAGCATATATCATCTAAAGCCTTATATAAAGGTGAAGATGTACAAGGTTATGAGAAATATATAAACAAGTTGGTTGATAATGAAACACCATTCTATGTTGCACACCCTAGAGATTTTCAAAAGAAAGTAACTGTATCAAAGTTAAAAAGTTGGTGTGAATCAAATAAGTTAGATATACTTGCTATAGATGGTATCTCTTATCTGCAGGATGAACGAGGAAAAAGAGGAGATAACAAGACCACACAGTTGACAAACATATCCGAAGATTTAATGCAGTTAAGTATTGACTTAAAAATTCCGGTGTTAGTTGTTGTGCAGTCAAATAGAGAAGGAACAATAAATGAAGATTTACAGCTTGAAAATATAAGAGATTCAGATGGAATAGCTTATAACGCTTCAATCGTTCTTTCAATTCAACAAAAAGAAGAAGGCTTGCAGATACAGAATGTAAAAGCAAGAAATTCAAAAGTTGGAATTAAATGGGTGTATGCTTGGGATACAGATAGAGGTACTTTTGATTACATCCCTAATCCTGAAAAAGGAAAAGAAGATGAAGAAAAAAGTGAAGATTTAAGAAGAAGATATCACGATAAAGAAGAGGAGGAATATTAGATGCAAAAACCTATAATGATACAGGATGATTTCATGGGAGATTTTTATTTGGGTTGTCCAAAATGTAAAGAAGTAATTCATTTTCCATTGATAAATCCTACACAGAATAAACCTAAAAAATGTTACAAATGTGGAGAAGAATTTGATTGGACAGATATAAAGATGTGATAAAGGTGAGGGTTTTTGATAAAACTACAAGATTCCATTAGCAAAGAAAAAGAAAGTGAGGAATATTAAATGATATTTGTAATTGATAATTTAAAATATGATACAGATAAGATGGAACTGATTTCGGAAAAATGTGAATATACTTACACATGGACATTTGTATTAACAGATACTCAAATGTCAAGTATAGCTCATAATGTTAAAATTTGGAGAAGTAAGAAAGGTAATTGGCTAGTAACTTATACCAAACAAGGTTATTTTGGTAATTTTGCAAATACTCTGACTGAGATTGAAGTTAAATCTCTCTTATTAAGATATGATTTGTCAAAGTATGAAGAACTATTTGGAGAGCTTGAGGAGGGATAATATGCAATATCAGGTCTTAGACAGAGAAGGAAATTTAGTCGTTTGGATTGATACAGAATTAGAAGAACAGATAATAGCAAAAGATTATATACTTCAATGTGGGGATAATTTGAAAATAAGCGAAACAAGTGAGGGAATAAAAGGGATTATAGAGAGAGTTGTGAAACTATGATAAAACTACAAGATACAATTATCCAATCTGATACACAATCTGTCTTGGATATGCTTAAATTTGACTTAGCACAGCATGGAGTTGATAGATTTCATATTTTCAGGAACAATGGTGATAATATTCAAACGAATTGTCCTTTCCACAAGAACGGACAAGAAAGAAAACCATCCTTTGGAGTAAATGGGGATATTGATAAATGCCATTGTTTTGCCTGTGGTTGGAGCGGGACGATTGAAGAAATGATATCAGAATTATACGGTTATCAAGACGAAGGAAAGTTTGGAAAAAGATGGCTTATAAAAAGATTTAATACAGTAGAAATTGAAACAAGACCAAATATAATGGAGGGATTTAAAAATGATAACAATACATTATACAGTATTATTTCTAATAGGAATACTAGGCGAAATGATAGGATACTATGTAGGAAAACACGAAAAATAATGGAGGAATTTAATGGTAGGCATAATAATAGCTATAGGCTCAATAATGTTACTGGAGATAATGATGGTATCAATAGATTTAACCAACATACATCAAGCGTTAGAACGTCTAAACAATACTCTGGAGAAATTACAGAAGAAGAATTAGACAAATATAGATATATTCATCCTTATATGTATCAAAGAGGATTAACAGATGAAATTATAGAAAGGTTTGATATAGGATATGATAAAGAAAAAGACGCAATTACATTTCCAGTCAAAGACATTTGCGGAAGCGTTATATTTATTGCAACAAGAAGTGTCAAAACTAAATTCTTCGGTTTGCCAACTTCCATTGATAAGCCTGTTTATCAAGCTAATTTATTCACTAATGGATTTTATAAACAAGCTTATATCACAGAATCATTCTTAAATTGTTTGACATGTTGGAAATATGATAAACCTGCAATGGCTATGATAGGTACTGGAAATCAAAAACAATATGAAATATTGAATAAGCTACCAGTACGAGAATATATTCTTGCATTTGACCCGGACGAAGCGGGAAGAAAAGCAACAGAAAGATTTAGAAAGAATGTACATGGAAAAATTATAAAAGAACTTGTATATACAGATAATAGAGATATAAATGATTTGCAAGAAGAATTTTTAAATTGTAAAATAATTTTTTAATTTTTTTTAAAATCTATTGACAAATTCATTTTTATGTATTACAATATATATAAAGATAAAGAAAAACAAATCAATACGAGGACAAAGATATGATACAGACAAGATTAGAAATGATGAATGAGAACCAGATGAGAGAGACAGAACACAAATTAAATATAACCGGCTGGAAGAAAACTAATGATTGTATGTGGGTAAAAGTATATAGCTTGAGAGAAATGGAAGTAATTCTTTCAAGAGAGTATTAAAAGATACTGTGAAGCGATAACACATAAAACACTATTATGGGATAGTAGTCAAGTGGTTAAGACCCTCGGAGATGCAGAATAATCGTAAACATTAAAAGCGATACTCCGAGAGACATAGGTTCAAATCCTATCTATCCCAATTAGAGATGTAGTGTATATCAAGAGTTGAAACTGAATATAAGCTATATACACATAATTTACATCTCTTATAGCCCTATAGCCAAAAGGTAAGGCACGAGAGTTTGATTCTCGCATTCGTTGGTTCAAATCCAACAAGGGCTGTTTCCTATTTCCCCGAATAGGAGTTGCTCATTTTTGTTAGGTTTATGAGCAAAAAAATACCTTGGCAGACAAAATAGAAAGCACCGGATATGCAATGCGTTGATTGAGGTAGACAGAAATAATGCTGGGAATACTGTCAAAATGGAATATAAGTGGTTGCGTTTATGGACTTATAATGAATGTTCTGGAGGTTGTTCATTCAAAACTACAAACACTAACACCAATAAGAAAGGAAAAAGAAGCATGGGAAGAATCAATTACGACGAAGTAGACAAGTATGGAAACAATTCAGACACAGAGTTTCTAAAACTTGAAAATGATGGAGATTGCGCAACAGTTCAATTATTAGTGCATGATATGGAGGATGTGGATATCTTTAATTGTCACGAGGTTGAAGTAGGAAAGTATGATAATGGAAATCCTAAGACAAGACCAGTATCATGTTTAAGAAATTACGATGACCCATTAGATGTATGTCCATTCTGTCAGGCAGGACTTAAAACTAAAGTCATTATGATGTTATCAATGGTTGATCAGCAGGATGGAAAGATTAAGATTTGGAATCGTGGAAAGACATTTATTCCAAAGATTAAGAATTTTATAAATCGTTGGGGAGATATGACAGAGCGACCAGTAGACATTATAAGAAATGGCAAAAAAGGAGATAAAAAGACAACTTATGATATTCAGTTATCTCCAGAGGAGCCTATTGATGTATCACAGTATGAAAAGCCTGAGTTTTTAGGTGGATACATTATGGACAAGTCGGCAGATGAAATGCAGGAATATCTTGATACAGGAAGTTTTCCAGATACAGATAATAATGACAGTAATCAGGAAGATAATACACAGGTAAGACGCAGAAACACTGAACCACTTCCATCAAGAAGAGGAGCAAGCAGAGCAACAAGCAGACGAGCTGGTATGTAAGGAGGATTATATGGCATTATCATTTGCAAGACCAAAAAGCAACGATAAGAATATAATCAAAAAATCTAAAACAGTAACAAATAGAACAAGTATTAGGAGCGGCGGAAATAATCTAGCCGCTCAAGTACAATCTATAGTTGCTATTGCTAATCAAAAATTGGCAGTACATAAGGATGATTATATTCTTATCAGAGAACCTGACCAACTGTATGAATATATGAAAGAGATGAAGCAAGTTGGAGAGGGCGCATTAGATACAGAGACAACAGGATTAAATCCATTACTTGTAGATATAGTTGGTGGATGTATTTATACACCCGGACAGAAAGCGGCTTATATTCCAATAAACCATAAATCATATATTACAGGAGTAAGAACAAAGGAACAGATGAACGAGGAAACTGTTTCAAAAATTATGAAAGAGTTCTACAAGGATATTAGATGGGTTTTTCATAATGCAAAATATGATATACGAATATGTAGAAAAACACTTGGAATAGATTTCAAACCTTATTGGGATACAATGTTAGCGGCATATTGCATAGACGAAGAAGAAAGCCATAGATTAAAGGATTTACATCTTAAATATTGTGATAGCAAAGATACAGAATCATTGACATTTGATTCTTTATTTAATGGTGTAACTTTTGATAATATTCCTATTTCTACAGCTTATCTATATGCGGCAGGTGACCCAATTAAGACCTATGAATTATATGAATATCAAAAGACATTATTAAACAGGCAAGTATTAGCTGGTCCTTATAATGTATTCAAGAATATTGAAATGCCTTTGATTTCAGTTGTAGCAGATATGGAAGACAGAGGTGTATGTCTTGATTTTGATGTATGTAAAAATCTACATGAAAAATATCATGCTATTAGAGAAGAAAGAAAAAAGCAAGCTGATGAAGCAATAGCAATGTATCAGAATGAAATTGATAATTACAAGATGAAAAATCCTAATAATAAGCTATCAGACCCTATATCATTATCAAGCCCTACACAGTTGGCTATATTATTCTATGATATTTTAGGATTGGAAAGTCCGGATAAAAAAGCACCTAGAGGAACAGGTGAGGATATTCTAAAGCACTTTGCACAAGGTAAAGAAAAGAATCTTTGTGAAGCTATTTTGGGAATGAGAAATGTGGAAAAGTTACTTGGAACTTATATTGATAAAATGCCTGAGATTGCACTTGAAGATGGAAGAGTTCATGCAAGCTATAATCAGTATGGAGCTAAAACAGGAAGATTCAGTTCACAAGACCCTAATCTACAGAATATTCCTTCACACAATAAAGAGATTAGACAGATGTTTAAAGCTCAAGATGGATATGTGTTGATAGGCTCAGATTTCAGCCAGCAGGAGCCAATGGTAACTGCTCATTTATCAGCAGATAAAAAAATGCAAGAAGCATTTATAAATGGAAAAGACATATATGCTACAATAGCGGCACTTGCATTTCATAAACCATATGAGGAATGTAAGGAGTTCAGAGAAGATGGAACAGTGAACCCAGCAGGTAAAGAAAGACGAGGACAGGCAAAAAGTATCGTATTAGGTATCTTATATGGAAGACAGATTCCTTCAATCGCAGAACAGCTTGGGGTATCTACCAAGGAAGCTCAAGCCATATATGATAAGGTTATAGCTTCATTCCCAGCTCTTGGAAAGTTTATTGAGGATTCCCAAGATATGGCTAGAACGGAGGGTTATGTAACCACTGCATGGGGCAGGCGTAGACATTTAAAAGATATGCAGTTAGAACCTTATGAATTTAGTTATAGTGGAAAAGTAACTAATTTTGACCCGCTAGCTTTTGGAAATGAAGTATCTACAGAAGTTCCGAAAAAAGTAAAGGATAATTATACTAAACAGCTTCAAAAGGCTTTTGGTTGGAAAAAGAAAAATGATATAATCCAAAGTGCTTTAGCTCAAGGAATCAAGATTAAAGATAATGGTGGATTTATATCACAGGCGGAAAGACAGTGTGTTAATGCAAGAGTACAAGGTTCTGCTGCTGATATAACAAAGCTGGCAATGATAGCAATAAATAATGATGAAAGAATGAAAGAGCTTGATTTCCATTTGCTTATACAAGTGCATGACGAGGTAATAGGTGAATGTCCTATTGAAAATGCAAAGGAAGCAGGGGAAAGACTTTCTTATTTAATGAGAACAGCTCCAACTCATTTGATTAAATTACCTTTTAAATGTGATATTTCATATACAAGCAACTGGTATGGTGAAGAAGTGGAGATTGAATAATGGAATTGTATTTAGCCGGAGTAGATAGTAAGCATTTATTAACTTCTAATAATAAAAAATTAGATGATAGATTATATTGCAATGCCTTATTTAGCTATTGTCTTCAAAAACAAGACATTGATGTATATATATCACAGATTTCATTTGTTTGATATTTGTAAAGATTTATTTATAAATAGAAAGGAAGAGTTTATAAAAAGTATGCGATTGTATTTGGCAGGTGATTATACTTTCTCATTGTATAAGGATTTTTATACAGGTGTTGTCCTTCCAAGGTTGTTTAGTTATGAGAAACCTTATAGAGCGAAAGTTGATAAAAGTGAGGAAATGAAAATGAATTTATTTTTAGCAGGTGAGGATAAATTTGGAAAGGAAGAAGTGAAACAGTATATGAGACTTTATTTAGCGGGGATGGAGGAATCTTGTGCAGATAAAATTGATTGTAACGCATTATTTAGCTATATTGACCAAGGAAAATTGCAATTTGATAAACTGAAAGATTTTATAAGGCCCGGAAAATTATTCATAGATTCCGGTGCGTTTAGCGCATGGACAAAAGGAGCAAAAATAAATGTTAAGGAATATATTAATTGGCTAAATGAAAGGTCTGAAGATATTCATTTGTGTGGACAAGTAGATGTAATCCCCGGAGATAGAGTATTTGGAGCTACCCCTAAACAGGTTAGAGAGGCGGCAGAAGCCACTTGGGATAATTATCTTTTTATGAGGAAACGATTGAAAAATCCAAAAGCTCTTCTATATACCTATCATGTAGGAGAACCTATCGGATTCTTAAAACAAGCCTTAGAATGGAAAGATGAAAATGGATATCATATCCCTTATATTGCTTTAGGGGGTATGGTTGGAAAACCTGCTAAGATAAGAGATATATTTTTAAATAATTGTTTTAGAATTATTCGTGAATCTTCTAATCCAACTGTTAAGGTTCATGCTTTTGGTATGACCGATTTTGATTTATTAGAGAAATATCCTATATATTCCGCAGATAGTACAAGTTGGATTATGGTTGGTGCTATGGGGAATGTCATGAGTGATTATGGAAATATAGCTGTATCAAATAATCAAATTCATGATAAGAATCATTATAGTCATCTACCAAAAAAAGCTATTGAGGATTTTAATAAGACAATTCAGGAATTTGGGTTCACATTAGATGAGTTAGCAGAACATAGGGATAATCGTATATTATTTAATGCTCTGTATATGCAGAAGAAAGTGAAGGAATTGAATAATAAAGAAAGAAAATTCACATTTAGAAAAAAACTTTTCTAAAAAGGATTGACAATCCTCCTTTTATGTATTACAATATAAATATATTAAAAAGATAATATGTATAACATAAAAGGAGGATTGATATTATGTATTATTTATCAAAACGAGACAATGTAACAAAAATGAAAATAGACGAGAGATATTCCAATGAGAACACTGTGATGATAGAATATCTTAATGGGGCTAAACAAGGAAAGACTGTCCCTATCACTTACAGTACCTTGAAGAGGTGGTGGAAAAAAGTGGAGGAAGAAGTATGTGTACAGGATGAAACCATAAAAGAACAGATAGAAAAAAAGAAATCCAGTGAAAAGCAGGACAAACCTAAGAAAAAAAGAAGACAGCCTACCAATAAACATTCTGATGAAAAAGAAAGGGTTAAACTGAGATTAGCTGGGTATAATAGCAAGTATTTTGAGAATATTCATTGTTATAAAATATTCAAATCAGAAGAGACCAAAAAGGCTGTAGTAGAAGTATATCCAAGGAATAAACATATAGAGGTTCGAACAAAGACTGTTGTCCCTGATGTAAATGTTGAATATAAAGATGGATATAAATATTATCTACCTATTCATTATTTCATAGCCTATGAGCATGTAGATTATCTTGATATTATGGAAACTCTTATAAAGAGTTATTTATAATAAATAATATGAAAGTGAGGAAACCACGATGAAAAAACCGAGAGCTCCTTCTTAATTATATAGTTACATCATGATTATAGAATTAAGAAAGGAAGTTGTATATGAATAATAAAGAATATATGGATTTAGGTGTAGCAGAGGCTACGGTTACAATGAACCAAAATATAGGAGGTCCTTTTGGAGCAGTTGTGGTCAAAGATGGAGAAATTATTTCTATCGCTAGTAATACGGTTCTTGCGGATAATGACCCGACTGCTCATGCAGAAATAAATGCTATTAGGAAAGCTTGTAAAAAATTAGGGACTTATGATTTAACAGGATGTGAATTATATGCTACTGGGTATCCTTGTCCTATGTGTTTATCAGCTATTATTTGGGCTAATATCAAAAAGGTTTATTATTGTAATGATGTGAAACAGGCAGAGAATATTGGGTTTCGAGATGATTTCATATACGATTATATAAAAACTGGAAATCCCGATATATTAGATTTAGAATCTTGTACAACGGAAAAAGGTTTAGATTTATATAACCAATATGCAGGTATGAAGAAAATTATTTATTAGGAGGAAGAACAATGAAAGCATTAGTATTAAATTCAGGTGGTGTAGATTCCACAACATGTGTAGCAATAGCAGTGAATAAGTATGGTAAAGACAATGTTATAACAGCTTCTTTATATTATGGTCAGAAGCATGATAAAGAACTACAGTGTGCTAAAAAGATAGCAGAATATTATGGTGTTAGACATATTGAAGAAGATATATCTAATGTTATGAAGTATGCAGGAGAAGTTTGTTCACTTGTTAAAGGCTCTAAGGATGAAATTTTAGATATGAGTTATGCAGACCAGATTAAACAGAATGGAGAGGGTAGAGTTGGTACTTATGTGCCTTTCAGAAATGGATTATTATTATCCATTGCAACAGCTTTTGCAGATAGTCTTTTTCCAGGAGAAGAAGTAGAAGTGTTCTATGGAGCTCATGCAGATGATGCCGCTGGAGAAGCTTATGCAGATTGTTCTCCAGAATTTGCAGATGCTATGGATAAGGCAATTAATATTGGAACTTATGGTAAGATTCATATTAACAGACCTCTTATTCATATGAATAAGGCTACTGTGGTGAAGACAGGGCTAGAACTAAATGTTCCTTATGAATTAACTTGGAGTTGCTATCATGGAGGTGAAAAAGCTTGTGGTAAATGTGGTACATGTATAGACAGAAAACATGCTTTTGAAGTTAATGGTGTAAAGGACCCTATTGAGTATGAAGAATAATATTTATTATATTTATAGTGTAATTTTACTAATCGCAGTTATAATATCAATTTATATTTATAGGAGGTTTGCTTAATATGTATTATGTATCAAAAAGAATGGAAATTGCAGGAGCTCATCATTTAGAGCTCCCTTATGACAGCAAGTGTGAGAACCTACATGGGCATAATTGGATAGTTACTGTTTACTGTAAATCAGACAAGCTCACTGATTATGGAATGATTGTAGATTTTACAAAAATTAAAAAAGAGATACACGATAAGTTAGACCATGCTTGCATTAATGATGTTGTGTATCCTCTTAATCCAACCGCTGAGAATATGGCAAGATGGATATGTAAAAGAGTTTCAGCTATCTGTGAGGTTGGAAGTTGTTATAAAGTAGAAGTTCAAGAAAGTGAAGGCAATACTGCCATTTATGTGGAGGATTAAAATGAAAGTAGTAGAAATATTTAGAAGTATTGATGGTGAAGGTAAGCGAGCAGGCTTACCCACCACCTTTATAAGATTATTTGGATGCAATCTGAATTGTTCTTATTGTGACACAAGATATGGGTGTGAAGGAGACGGATATTCAATTATGAGCATTCCACAGATTGTTGGAGCAGTAGAAAGAGTTGGTGTGCCTTCGGTAACAATAACTGGGGGAGAACCTTTGATACATCCAGGTATTAATAAGCTTGTTGATATACTATTAGAGAAAGGTTATTGGGTCAATATTGAGACCAATGGTTCGCAGTACATTGGAAAATTCCCAGTGCATCCACTTTTATTCTTTACAATGGATTATAAATGCCCTTCAAGTGGTATGGAGAATAATATGGATTGTCACAACTTTAGATTACTATCCACAAATGATGTGCTTAAATTTGTTGTAGGTAGTCAAGAAGATTTGAACAAAGCATTACAAGTCATTGAGAAATATAATCCGAAAGCACAAATATATTTCAGTCCAGTATTTGGTGAAATTGAACCTAAAGAAATAGTACAGTATTTAATAAAGCATAAGATGTATGAGTGTAAAGTTCAGGTTCAGTTACACAAGATTATATGGAATCCGAATGAGAGAGGTGTTTAATGATGATTGATAAGAACAGAATAGAAAAAGCTGTTAAAGAAATATTAATTGCATTAGGTGATGACCCGGATAGACCGGGGCTTGTAGATACACCAAAAAGAGTTGCAAAGATGTATGAAGAAGTCTTTGAAGGTATGAATTATACTAATGCAGAAATTGCTGATAAATTCTGTAAATGCTTTGATACAGATAATAATGATTTGGTTGTGGTTCAGGATATTCCAATATTTAGTTATTGTGAACATCATTTAGCTCTGATGTATAATATGAGTGTATCTATTGCTTATATTCCAGATGGAAAGGTATTAGGATTAAGTAAGTTCGCTCGTATTGCTGATATGGTTGGAAAGCGTTTACAACTTCAGGAAAGAATAGGTTCAGATATTGCTGAAATTGTACAGATGGCAACAGGTTCCAATGATGTATTAGTAGTAGTACAAGGAGAACATAGTTGTATGACTGCAAGAGGTATTAAGAGTCGAGGAGCTAAAACGAGAACAGCTACTATAAGAGGTGAGTTTACTGATAATGTTGAGTTAAGAAAAGAAGCTTACTCATTAATGAATTTGAATTAAAGGAGGAACAAAATGAAAGTAGTAACAAGTAGAATGAAAGAAGCAGTAAACAAAGCAATCAAAGGAGCAGGATTTAATAATCTTATCCCAATTACTTCCATGATAGGTATTAAGTTATCTAATGGAAAATTACAGCTTCTCACAACAGATATGACAAATACACTTTGTATTATCATTGACAAAGTAGCTGGTGATGATATGGACATTACAGTAGATGCAGATAAGTTTGGAAAGCTGATTGCAAAGACAACTTCGGAAGATATTGACTTGTCTGTAAAAGATGATGTTCTTTTTGTAAAGGCAAATGGAACTTATAAGATTCCATTGATTTCAGATGAAGAAGGACTTATCTCATTCCCGGATATTAACATGATGGACGATATTAAGATACCAGACTGCAAGACAAAGTTATCAAGCGTTATGCAGGCTTATAATATCAATAAATCAGCCCTTGCAAAGACATTAGAAAATCCAGCTTTAACTGGTTACTATTGTGGGGATACTGTTATTAGTACGGATGCAAATGTAATCACATTCAATGGATTTAAGATGTTTGATTGTGAACAGCCAATTCTTATTTCCGCTCAGCAGATGCAGTTATTGACACTGAATACAAAGGAAGATATTGTGGTTTTTATAGGAAGAACGAGTATTCAGTTTGTGACAGAAGATGTGGTTATTGATGGGGCATTAATGGAGGGAATTGAAGATTTCCCAGCTAACGAGGTAAACGCTTATCTTGATGAGGCATTTACATCTTCCTGCAAAGTACCAAAGGATTTACTTCTTTCCGTACTTGATAGACTTGCATTATTCATTGAGCCTTATGATAAGAATGGAGCATATTTCACATTTGGAAGAAAAGGTATTAATATTCATAGTAAAAAGGATGCTTCAACAGAGACTATCAACTATGTAGAAAGCAAGGACTTTGAACCATTTGTATGTTGTGTTGATATTCCAATGCTAAAAGAACAGTTGCAAGCTAATCCGGACGATACTGTGAAGATTTGCTATGGAAATGAAAATGCATTGAAGATTGAGAGTGGAAAAGTAACACAGGTTATAGCTTTGCTTGAGGATGAAGAATTAGATAGTAAATCTGAATAAGCATACATACTTTACAAAATTATTAATCTGTATTATAATAAAGCTGTGTCAGATTAGGATAGGTTTCTTAGCCGTTCTTTTCGTTCATTGCGTTTACCTCTTGGAAAAATCCTCTTAGTTTAAATACTAGGAGGATTTTTTATGTATTTTTATAAAAAAGTATTGACAAATATAGTTTTATGTATTACAATATACTTGTAAATAAGAAATACATAAAAACATCGGAGGTAATAAAAATGACACATACAACATTAAAGCAGGTAAGACACGATAGATGGGAAGATAATAATGGCAATTATATTTGGAGAGATGATTTTGGAGCATTTATAATTTATGTAAATGGAACAATGGAAAGAACAGATTCATTACAGAAAGCACTTGAAGTGATGGATTCAGATAGATATTGGAACTAAAACAAAAGGAGGTACAAAAATATGTTAATGGTAGTTAGAATGAATAAAGAAAATGATACAGCAGAGGTATTATTTGAAAATGAAAGTTATACACAATGTGAATTTTTCGTAGACACATTAAGTGACAAATCTAATATTGAGATTTGTGATAAATATTAAAGGAGGAATAAATGAGCAGACGATTATTAAATTTAATCAATAACAATCAGGCACAACTTCCTGCAAATAAGAAGTTTCTGAGAGATGTTATGAGTTGCATTGAAAGAACTGAACAAGAAGGAAGAAGAACAGGAACTAATTATTATAAGTCATCTTCCTTGCATTGTATGAGAAATATGTATTTCACTCGTACAAAAGCTCCACAAGACCCAGAAGTGGTAGAATATAATTCAACAGGAATGGCAGATACAGGAACAGCAAGACATGAAGCATTACAAAATGCACTGCTGAATTTGCAGAAAATGGGGTATGATTGGAAATATCTTGATGTTGCTGAATATGTTAAAGAAAAACAGAAGTTCGGCAAGTGTAAATCTTTGATAGTAAAAGGAAAGCAAGGAGCAGAAACACATCTTATAGATACTGCATTGAATCTATCTTTTAGATGTGATGGTATTATAAGAAGGATATCTACAAACGAAGATTTTCTTTGGGAGTTCAAAAATGTAGTATCATTCAAATATAACCAGCTTGATAATCACTGTTTAGAACAGCACCACAATCAAGTAATCTGTTATTGTACTGTTTTAGATTTAGATAAGGCATTTGTAATGTATGAGAACAGAGATATCTGCACACTTGAAGTTCCGGAAGTGTTTGAAGTAACTCAGGATATGAAAAACTGGCTGTGTAATTATATTTCAGAGTGCGAAGGATATGTTGAAAGAATGATTGCGCCGCCAAAGACAGAAGATACAAGAAACTGTAAATGGTGCATATATAAGTCAGTATGCAGAAAGGTTGGATAATTATGATATTTGGGATTAAAACAAAAAAGGACAAACGAATTGAAGAATTGCAGGTATTTAATAAAGAACTGCAAAATGCACTTGAAGAAGAAAAGATGAGAAACCAATCAACACAGTTCATTCGAGTACCTGTTAAGACAGTTGTATTTGAGGCAGAGTATGATGTATATGGTGAAGACGATAAATTAAGACAATTATCTAAATCGGAATCAGCATTTATTAAATATGTATTAGCTACAAAGCTTATACCTGCTATCAAAGACTATTTGGATATTGAAATAGAAAGAGTTCCTCATATGAATTTTACAAAATTTACAACAAGACTTGAGATGGTGATTAAGAAATGATATATATATAGGAATTGACCCAGGAAAAAATGGTGGCATAGCTGTATTACATGTACTAAAGAATAATCCATTTGTTAGTGCATCTACATATGTTTTTGATGAAAGTACTTTAATAACTATATTAGATGAACTCAAGAATTATAATTGCAAATGTACATTGGAACACGTTCATGCAATGCCTAAGCAGGGAGTATCAAGCACTTTCAATTTTGGCATGAATTTTGGATTTATTCAGGGTGTATTAAAAGCATATGGCATTCCTTATGAACTTGTTACACCGCAGAAATGGAAGAAAGAATTTTCTTGTACTTCTGATAAAAATACATCTATTGAAGTATGCAAGAGACTATTCCCAAATGTGAATTTAAAAGCAACAGACAGATGCAAGAAAGACCATGACGGAATGGCGGAGGCATTGTTGATTGCGGAATACGGAAGGAGGCATTATAATGGTAGAGAAAGTAACTAATCGTTGTTCTAACTGTGAGAAAAAATTTGTATGTAAGTACACAGCAGATATGACAGAAATTACTAATAGGGTAAATTGTCAATTAGCTCATATTAATAAAGATTTACCATTCTCAATATCAAGAATAGATTGTAATTATTTTTCAGTAGAAAAACCTATAACTAAAGGATGGTGATAGCGAATGGCAAGTCGTAGAGAAGGAATAAAAGTAAATGACGAACAACCAAAAACTGCTGAATCTATAATGAAAAAAGTGGATGGTATAAGTGATACAATCAAGGAAATATCTGATAAACTTGTAACCACGTATTGTGGCGAGCTTGATGAAGAAATGAAAAAGATAGGTAATATGTTGATATGTAGTCAGAATATGACAGATAATGAGCTTGATTTTGAAATATTAAATCTTGCAAATATTCTTTATTTTGTTGGGGCAGGACAAGAAGATTTAGGCATTAAAGAAGATACTTGCAAAGCTATAAGACAAGAGGTATATTCAAAAGCAAGAGAGCAAGCAACAGGAAAGACAGTTGCAGATAAAACGGCACAAGCAGAGCTTATATCCCAAGCAGAAACAATGACACTTGCTATATACTCAAGAGCTTATAAGAAAGTGAAATTGAGAATGGATGCAGGATATGAAATGCTTAATAGTTTAAAAAAAGTAATGAATAAAAGAATTACAGAAATGGAACTCTCAAATAGCAGATATATAAATCATAGTGAGGGAGAATTAGCATGACACAAGAAGATTACCAAAGAGCTGGAGAAATCATGCAGGATATAAAAGCTTTAAATAAATGTCAGATTTCTTATTTTGCTTCAGAAGAATTAAAAAAAGACTTTATTGATTGGATAAATAAAAAGAAAGAATATTTACAAAATGAATTTGATAATTTATAAGAGGAGAAAAATAAATGGTTTATGCATGGGATAATAATAGCACTCAAAATGCTCATATAAAGCATTCAAACGATAATAGACAAAAAGCTTATATGGAGACACATAGAGACAATAAGGCATATGAGAGATTTAAGCGTATGCCGAATTATGGGAAAGGAGCAAAAAACTATGACAAATAAGGAAAAATTCGCGGAAAAGATTTTGGATATTGCTTGTAGCGGTAACAAATTAGCCGTTAACAAAGTAACATTAGAGCTGACAACGTGCTTTGAGTTAGCGTGTAAAGATTGTTTATTCAATACTCATGGTCTTAGCTATTGCGGGGGATAAAGTAGACAAATGGGCAAATAGTGAATATGTTGAACCACCTATCGACTGGTCAAAAGTTGCAGTTGATACACCAATACTGGTAAGAGACAATGTTGGCTGGGATTGGACTAAAAGATATTTTGCAAAATATGAGAATGGAAGCGTTTATGCTTGGGGCAAGGGAGCGACATCATGGAGTAGTAATGGGTATACAGTAGCATGGGAATTAGCTAAACTTCCAAACAAGGAGAGCAGTGATGGAAGATAGATACTTATTCAAAGCCAAACATCTTGAGGAATGGCATATAGGAAATATCGTAAAAGAACCAGATGGACTTTATATAAGAGATATAAAGAAAAATGTAATGGCTTTTATAAATAATGAATCTACAATCTGTCAATGTACGGGCTTAAAAGATAAGAATGATAAGTTGATTTGGGAGAATGACATTGTTAGAGATACACATGGTAATTTTTATGCAGTCTTTTATTTGAATAACTATTATCGGTTCTCTTGGATTTGTGTTAAATCAGATACATTTTTAATTGGTACAATGCGGAATCTGTGGAGCTTTCACAGTTTTGAAGTAGAAGTTGTTGGCAACATCTTTGACAATCCAGATTTATTAGGAATACATACTCAAAACGATTTGGAAAGACATTGGTTAGAAAAGTATACAGAAGAGAATGACAAAGAGAAAAGAAATTAAAGTTAAAGGAGGAAAAAAGAATTATGTATGTAAACCCATTTGCTTTAGGTGTAATTGTAGGTGCATTTAGTATGCTAGTATCAATTGTTATACTTGCATTAATCATAACCGGAAAGAAAGGAAAATAATATGAGAAAGAAAATGAAAAAAAACTAGGATTTTTTATAACAGAATTGCAAAATGATTGGAGTGATGAAGAATGAGCGAAGCAGAATATATGGAAGATGGAGCGGATTATTTAGAAGAGGGATGTCAAAGACAGACTTGTGATGGCTGTATGGCTTACAATTATTGTCTGATAAAAGAACAGGAGGACAAGCGATGGGACTGATTGATGCGGATGTTCTGATGACTGATGTTAGAAACACAATAACAGAGAAATCAAGAGCGTTTGATTGGATAAACCTGATTAATCGCCAACCGACAGCCTATGATGTAGATAAGGTTGTGGAGCGGTTAGAGGAAGAAAAGAATCCGAACTACAGAGAGGATGGAAGTTTGATGGGAGAAAGGTCAGTGATTGAAATTGACAAGGCAATAGAAATAGTAAAGACAGGAGGCAATATATGAGTAACCTTGATTTAATTATAAAAGATTTGAATAAGAAAATGAAAGTAGGAAATATTCAGTTAGGAGTAGATTTCCAGGAAGTTCAGAAGATTCCTTTTTCATCATGCAGATTAAATTATATGACATATGGTGGTATCCCAGTTGGAAGAATAGCTGAGTTTTATGGAGCTGATGGAAGTGGAAAGACAACTACTGCCATTGATGTAGCTGGAAATGCTCAAAAGATGTTTCCAGATAAAAAAGTGCTATTTGTAGATATTGAACATACATTTGACACGATATGGGCAACAAAGCTAGGATTGAACTGTGACGATATAATCTATCTTGACCCAGACAGCATGGGAGCGGAAGAAGTATTTAATATGATGATTGAGCTTATAGATAGTGGAGAAATAAGTTTAGGTATATTAGATAGTATAGGAGCTATGGTATCAATGCAAGCAAACGAAAAGCAAATAGGTGAAAGAACCTATGGTGGGGTAAGTATGGCATTGACTGAATTTACTAAAAAAATAACACCAGTTTTAGCAAGAAACTATGCTACCCTAATCGGAATCAACCAAGCTCGTGATGATATGAATAGTATGTATGGAGGTACAACAACAACTGGTGGAAAATGTTGGAGGCATGGTTGTAGTACAAGACTTGAATTTAGAAAAGGTAACTATATTGACGAAAAAGGTAATAATCTTTCAAGAGCCTGTGAGAACCCAGCAGGAAATATAGTCAATGTAGCATTAGTGAAATCTAAAGTATGCAGACCGGATAGGAAAGTAGGCTTTTATACCTTGAAATATCTTGAAGGAATTGACTATGTATCAGATGCAGTTGATGTAGCTGTCAAGATGGGATTAGTTGTGCAAGAACATGCGTGGTTTTCTTTAATTGATATAGAAACAGGCGAAATATTAAGCAAATATCAAGGTAAATCAAAGTTAGTTGAGTATCTAAAGGAAAATGATAACTATAAAGATTTCTACTCGAAATTGGAGAAATTATTAAATGAGGAATCTTAGTTATCAACATTATTTGAAAGTTATCAACATTAAATTGTTGATAACTTTTTTATGTATTTTTATAAAAAACTGTTGACAAATATAGTTTTATGTATTACAATATAATTACAAAATAACAAATACATAAAAAGGAGGTAAACAATATGATTAAAGTAACAGGATTAAACGTAATTGAAGAAATAGTAAACGAGGAAGATTTATTAAGAAAGGTAGAAAAAGACAGTAACAAAGACAAGGTAAAGCAGCTGATCGCACATGGAATTGATAAAGAAATGGCAAAGACAATGGTAAAAGTTTTTAAAGAATATGGAATCGCTTAGGAGGTACATAATATGACAAAACGCAGATATAGATATTATCAACCAAATAAAAAAGATGTGAAAGATGAATATGGTGATTGTGTAATTCGTTCATTGACAAAAGTTACAGGAAAAGAATGGTTACAGGTTTTTGAAGAGTTATTACCTTATGCAAGAGAATTACAATGTATGCCTAATGGAAAGGCATGCTACGAAAAGTATTTGATTTCAAATAATTTTGTGTATCATGGAATAAGTAATAAAAAAGGATCAAAGCGACCAACTGTAGATAGTTTTACAAATGAACATAAAGAAGGAAAGTATATACTAAGAGTAGCACACCATCTTGTAGCTGTTGTGGATGGAATTTACTATGATACTTGGGATAGTGGGGAATGTTGTTTATATGGATACTGGGAAAAATAAGGAGTAAGTAATGAAAGAAATATTTAAACAAATACATAGATTTTCAGAACAGGATTTTGAAGAGGGTAAGCCGTTTGAGTTTACCCTTGATAATGAGGAGAACAATGATAATAAAGGATTGGAGTCATATAAAAATGTATCTAATGATAAAATGGAAGTTGGAAAGTCATATAAAATAACAGTTAAAAAGTATATGACAGAACCAGCAACATCAACATTTGATTTTCAGGATAAATGGAATAATGGAAATCCAATGCCACTCTGCATAATGCAAGGCGAAGTTATAAAAGAAACAAGAGGGATGTATTATATGAATTTACAAGGAAAAGCCGAGCCTACATCAAAATGCTTATGTTGTGGAAGAGCTTTAACTAATCCAGTATCTAAGCTATATGGAATAGGTCCAGAATGTTCTGAAAAAGTAGGTCTTATAAGAATAGAAAGTGATGAGGAAGCAAAAGAAAAATTGAAACACATTATGGAACAGATAGATGATATAAGCTGGACAGGTTACGTGATTAAATCTGCAATAAAAGAATGGGAGGAAATATAAAATGGAAAGTATTACAAGTAACAGCACAAGAAGAGTAACAAAAAAAGAATTGATTGAAGCTATTGACCGAGCATTTCCCGATGATGATGTTATGAAGAATAATTATGTAATTGCAGTGGTTACCGAGGTATCGTGTCATTATAATGAGCCTACACTGCAATCAATACAATTTGGAAAGAAGCTTGAGTTTTAGGAGGAAATATAAAATGACAAGAGAAGAATGTGAAATGCTTATTTTACAGCATGTAAAAGAGATAAGGGATATTGCTAGGCAATATGATACAAGCAAAGAGTTTTATTTGAGTATATGTTGTATAAATAACTCAATTCATATTAATAATGCATGGTGGGAGTCTAATACCCCAATAAATATAGCACAAATTGAGGGTGGAGAGATAATACGAGATGACAACTAGAGATTATTCAGATATGCAAGAAAAGCATATTGCAAAAGTAACAGGTGGAAAAGTACAAAGCAATTCCGGTGGAACAAAATTCGGTGGAGGTGATGTACATACAGATAAATTCTTCATAGAAGCTAAAACTCCAGCAATAGAAAGAAAATCTTTTACTATTATGAAAAACTGGCTTGAAAAAATGGATGAGCAAGCATTTGAACAAGGAAAGGAAGAAGCTGTATTAGCTTTTCAATTTTCACCAGAAGATAGGGAGAATTTTTACATTTTGAATGAAAGACAATTTTTAGATTATTTAAGATATAAGGAGTCGGAAAGAGAGTAATTATATGATTAAAGGTAGAAAAGTCTATGACCCTTTAACTAATACTTGGAGTACAGGTTATTGGGTGGTAGACAACAAAGGAAATTATTACCCAGTGTGGTAGAAGGAGGAATTATAGTAATGGCAAAAGAATCATTAACAGTAAAATATAATACATTTACACATAGTTAAATATTTATAGGTTGTGCTATTTACAATTATTATGTTATATGTTAAAATCATATATAAGGAGGTAATCTATGTATGATTGGAATATATATGATTAAAAATAAAGTAAATAATAAATGTTATATAGGTCAATCTATAAATATTATAAATAGATGGTATGGTCATAAAAATTCATTAAGGCATAATACACACGGAAATAAACATCTTCAAAATGCTTGGAATAAATATGGAGAAGATAATTTTGAATTTATAGTTTTAGAAGAGTGTAAAGAAGATGAATTAAATGATAAAGAGATTTATTGGATTTCTAAATTAGGAGGAAACGAATCACCTGATTTATATAATTATCGAGCAGGCGGTGATAGTGGCGGAGCATTATCAGATGAAACAAAAAAGAAAATTAGCTTATCTTTATTGAAATTGAATACACCAGCTTGGAATAAAGGTTTGACAAAAGATGACCCGAGAGTTGCAAAATACTGTATGAAAAAAGGTGAGTTCCATCACACAGAGTCAACAAAAAAGCAAATATCAAATACTATTAGAAAACTATATGAAGCTGGTATTTATAATAATGTTGATTATAGCAAAAGATCTAAAATGTCTAAGGAGCAATATGATAAGATACATGATAAATGCAGAGGTCAAAAAAGAACCCTTGAACAATGCAAAAATATAAGTGAAGGTAAATTATTAGCAAATGCTAAAAAGAGGGAATTAGGTTTGCCCATACGAATTAAGAAAAAACCTACACCTATGAAAATAAGTATCTGTGAAGTATGTGGAAAAGAATTTACACAGAGACAATGCAGATATAAAAAAACTTGTTCTAAAGAATGTAGGTATAAATTATCTAGTATAAAACAATTAAAAAATAATAAGGAGAACATCAACAATGAATGAAAGACAAATAGGAGCTAAAGTTTCACTTGCTGTAAAATATAGACCTAAATGCTGGGAAGATGTTACAGAGCAATCAGTTGTAAGAGATATTTTACAAAATCAGGTGCAGACTAAAACCATGCAAAGTGCGTATCTTTTCACAGGTCCGAGTGGAACAGGTAAAACTACAAGTGCTAGAATATTCGCTAATATGATAAATGCAGGGAAAGGAAATCCTATTGAAGTGGATGCCGCTTCTAATAGTGGTGTAGATAATATCAGACAGATTATAGAAGATGCAAAGAGAAAACCGTTGGATGCTGAATACAAGATATTTATAGTAGACGAGTGCCATTCATTATCAAATGGAGCATGGCAGGCATTATTAAAGACTCTTGAAGAACCACCAAAATTTACTATTTTTATTTTTTGCACGACTGACCCACAGAAAGTGCCTGCAACAATTCTTTCAAGAGTGCAGAGATACAATTTTCAGAAGATAAGTAATGAAGGAATTGCAGATAGATTATCCGCTATACTTATTATGGAGAGTGAAGAAGCTAATGAATGTGGCTGTGATGGGGCTTATAATTGGAATGCAGAAGCTATTAATTATATAGCCAAAGTATGTAATGGAGGTATGAGGGATGCTATCACATTGATGGATAAGTGCTTATCATTATCCCCAGATTTAACCCTGGAAAATGTTTTAAAAACTATAGGTGGAGAAGATTATACCACATTTATAACATTTTTATCCGCATTAGAAGGTAAAGTAAAAGTATCAGCAATTAGAATTATTGAAGATGTATATAATGCAGGTAAAGATATTAAACAGTTTATGAAAGATTTTGCAAAGTTCGTTCTTGAAGTGGAAAAGTATTCTTTATACAAGAATTTTGATTATATCAGCTTGCCTAACACTCTTGAGAATGAGTTGGAACAGCTTATTGATGAAAGTTTATTTGATGTAATGGACTTTGTAGTTTCTTTGAATAATCAAGTTAAATGGGATAGTGACCCTAAGACATTGATAGAATTATCTATCTTGATTTATTGTGGAAAGAATGAGGATTAAATATATGAATAATATAAAAGTAACACAGCTATCTATAGAAGAAGTTAAGAAAAAAATT